TTCGTCATAAAGTCGTCATATATATGACAAAAAAAAGAGCTTCACTTAAGAAACTCTTTTCAACTCAAATCAAAACAGAACAAATAGGGAAATTTGTTTTTTTAAAAATATAACTGATTGAAGTTCTTCTTGTCTTCAGCAAGTTGAATGCCCTCAGCTATTTGATTTATTTTTCTATCATTTTTTACAGCTCTCTTTATAGATGCTGCTCTTGCTATGCCTGACTCTCCTGGAGGTCTGTCGTTAATTAACCTACCGTCTTTAATATACAGGCCGTCTACATAGTTGTTTGTACTTGGATCTTTATACATAGCTTTAATTTTTATCAAAGATAATAATTTTTTTTTAGTTATCTGGGGGTTGAGGATAATACTATACTATACGATTGCTACCCCCAAAAGGAAAAGTGATTTTTTTTGCGACACGAAATATTTTTTTAAATTTTTTTTCCGAAAGTTTTTAGCTTTTTCTGTGGCGGTTCAGCGCACACCTACGAACCGCGTAAGCTCTAAGCTCTGCGCCCTTTGTCGTTTATCGTTTGGGGTTTCTTGTTGTTTGTTTGGGGGGTTACCTTCCCTCGTTTCACAAAATTATTTTAAAGAAATAAAAGAAACCTTCCCTTTATCCCTCAGCGAAATAACAAAAGACAAAACAAATAATAAAATAAATTATATTTTTTTTCAATCATAAGTCGTTGACTCTCAGCAAGTTAAGGCGTGTCGTCAGGTGCAAGTAAATATTTTTTTATTTATAGGCTTGTTTATATAAAGAATTATACTATATTTGTACTAATTATAAACATTAAATAAACTTAATATGAAAAATTCAATAGCAAAAAAAATTCAAGTTCTAATTCTGGGCGCGTGTTGTTCAGTTGTTTTAATCTCAGCAGTGCGCATGATGTGGGAAGTTGCAAAAGAAATCGAGGGATTCGTTGCGCTTGGGGTGTTTGGGTTAATCTTAGCGTTCCAAGTATTCCTGTTCTATGTGTTAATAAACTTATACATAGAGGAATTTAAAAACTCGTTTGGGCGAGTATAAACAGGCATTAAGCCCAACGCGGTCAGCCCTTAGGGGTTGGCGTTGTATAACATAAATTAAATAAAATGGATAGAATAAGTAATAAAAACAGCGCGGAATATGTAGCTAAAAAATTAGAATTTCAGGCAAACAATTTAAGCGCAGAATTTGAAAAGGGGGCGTATGTGGTCAGGTCATATGGTTATTATCCTGTATTTGTCAGCGTAGGCGGTCAATGGTACGAAAATAAAAGCCGTTACTCCTCATCTACTGCAAAGCAGATGACTCAATGCAGTTGGAAAATTGACAGGGCAAACGCTATTAAATTAAGTACTGATGAGCTTGAAGACCTAATTAATAAAGGTACTTATAAAACAAAGGAATTAAATAAAATATTTTATTCTGACTATCAGGGAATTTTAGATGATAAGCCAGAGCCAAAAAATCCTGCTTTAAATATGGCGAAAACATTTTTATTATTGGGAGACCTATCGACTAATAAAGAAAGCGTTTCAGATCAGATTAAATACAAAGAGAAAATTGTATTTGCTACAATGAAAAGTCAAATTCCAAACTGGGAAAAGCCAAGTGATTGGGACACTTTACCCAACGCGGAAAAACTTAAAAGATTGGAGAATTTCCAAAAAGCTTAAATAGTTAACTGATGAGGGCTGAAGTCCGAAACCGCGCCACCAAGCGCGGTCTTAACTTAAATTAATTAAAATGAAAATATCAGAATCACAAAGAGAAGCTTGGCGCAAAAAGGCAGAAGCTGAAGCTGAGCAAGAAGAACAAGACCATTTAATGTGGTTAAAAGACCAAAATTTTTTGAGCAAAGATAATAGAGAATTTTTAGTCAATGAATTAATTGAATTACAACAGGAAGAAACGCGCCTCTGGTCATATATTCATAGAGACAACGACAAAAAAATTCCAAATTGGAAACACCATAAAGATAAAATGTATTTCCAAATTGATATGATAAATCTCAAAATTGAAAAAATCAAAGAAGTATTAATTAATAATAAATTTAGATAAAATGAAAATAGATAAAAAAGATTACGAATATTCTTGTACCAAAGTAGGTGGAGAATTAGAAATTTGGGAACATAAAGAAACCAAAGAAATTATTTTAGTTCCTATTGAAATTATAAGAGATTTTGAAAATCCACTTGATGAGGATTATAAACCTTTAAATTAAATAAAATGATTAGTGCGACAAGTATAAAAAAACTATGTGCATGGAATTGTCCGAGAAATCACACGCTAATTATTTTAAAATTAAACAAATAACTATGGACGAAAATTTACAAGGATTTTTAATTGATGACTTGAAAAAAGTAGAGCATCATGTAAACGAGATAATAGATAATATTTATGCAAGAGGTCAACAAAAAGAATTTGCAAAAGATATTGAAGAAATTGAAATGTTTTTTTCTTATTGGAAAAGACACGCGCAATTTGAAAAAGAAACAGAATTAAAAAATCAATAACTATGACAGAAAACAGCGATTTATTTTACGACAAATATAAACCAATATATAATCATTTGGAACACCCTGAATATAAAGAGGGGCAAACAGAAGCTCAATGCGGTGGCTCTCCGCAATACTTTGAGACATATGGTAGGGATTTAGAATATGTAAAAAAACATGATGATAAATTTATCTGGACATTAATTGAGGTAGATGATAAATTATATATAGTTCAGGGCTTTCATTATGTAAACAGATTAAATTATTTAATAGCTTCTGTTCCTTATGAAAAAGGACAAATGGAATATTTAGATTTAATATGGTAATGCACAGAAAAGAATATCAGATCATGTATGCGGTTAGAAAAGCCAGAGAATTAAGGCGATTAAAAAAACTTATTTCTCCTAAATATAAGGTTGGAGAACAGATTGAAATAAACTTTTTGTCAACAAAAGTTGCACAATAAATAAAAATAACTTAAATTTGAATTATGGAAAACACAAATACAATAATAGAGCAAGCAATTATAAGAGAAAAATATAACTCACGCGGTGGGGGGATTGAGATATCTCTTGCGGATTGGGAATATCCCAATGGTAAAATGACAGCATATCAAAACTACTTAGGTGGTGGAATGTTGGGCAGAGTTTGTAGCGACTGCAACATAGAGAATTGGAAAGAAGATAAGCGGTTAGTTTCAATTAGTGAGATGTTAAAAAAATATTTTCATCAATTAACTAATCATTATTATTCTGATGATAAGTGGGCGTATGTTAGCTACGAGGAAAATCAAAAAAGATTAGAAAGCGCATACAGTATACGATTAAATTCTATTTAAAATTAATAATTATGGGATATAAAGAAACATTAAAACTTAGAGATAAATTAAAAGAAAAAGGATATGTTGATAGCTTATGGCATATTGATGATGTACAGATGAATTATAAGTGTGATGATGATACTGCTTGGGAATGTTTAAATGATGCTTTGAGCAGTGAATCAGTATATCAAACTATCTTTGAAGCCATTGATATAGTTGCAATGGAAAAGTATAACTTAAAATCAAAAGAATGAAAATTAAAGACCTTAAAAAAATTATTGAAAACTTAGAAGCAGAACATGGAAACATTGATAACTGCGACATAAATTATAGATTCAATAACGATTCTGAAGTGATGAGATTAAATCATCTTGAAGAAGATTTGTTTGACTCAGAAACCAACAACATTTTAGATAGTGTTGTATTTCTAAATAATATAAACCATTAAATCAAAAGAATGATAAATACCACTAAAACTAAATACATAAGAATTGATGGCTGGAGAGGTTATCTTGAGCCAATCAATGCGATTGCTGGTTGCAATTATACAGGCATGACTGAGGATTCTCCTTGTCCATCTGATGTTGCAGAAGCTGAAATAAAATCTTTCATTAAAAAATTAAGGAAAGAAAAAATTAAATACAGAACAACTTGGGGTAATTCCTCCAATGTATTTATGCACAGAAAATTTGTTTGTGTTAGTCCTGAAGATAGGTTAGAGGCACAGGCAATAGCGTTTGATCATCAAAGAGAAACAAGATTATTTTATCAATTATGAGTAAAACACAAGAAATAAAACAAGCAATAAGCATTTTAGATGAAGCTTATAGTAGAGTAATGAGTTTGGTAAGAAGTGATGACGACCATGAAACAATTAATTTAATTCAGCCAATCTTAGATAAGATTGATGAAGTACAAAATGAAATAGAAGAATTATGAAAGACAAATACTTATTTACTGCCTATTGTTATTATGAATGGGATAGGAAAACAGATCTACAAGACTGCCAAACCATGATTTTGTTTTATTCAAATCGTGTTGTGGCAATGTTGACAGATAAAGAAAATTCTAAAAAGCAAACAATGACTTATGAGGAGTTTGCTAAAGAGTTTGCCCATATAAATTTATACGACATAGAAAATTAATTTAAAATAAAATAAAATGAAATAGAAGAATTATGAAAGTAAAATTAAATACACACGAGAATAAAACAAAAGTAATAGAAAACTGCAGAGACAAAGTAATTAACTGCGCTGATACTATTATAGATAACTTAGACTTGATGCAATATGTTTATGATGAATTTGGTCATGACATTGATGTTCATGATGCTGAACGATTAACTAATATTGTTTATTCACAAATAAAATTAAGAATGTAATGAGTGAAATTTATGAAGATGGTTTTGGCAACGAATATATTATTTCTGAGGGAGAAATAAAAGTAGGAGACATGGCTCTCAATGGAGATACTGGAGATGTAATATACATAGATGAAGAAGATGATCTTTTCTTCAGAAACGAAACTTGTCAAAAATTAATTGAATATGTAAAGCCATGTGAAACTTGTGGTGGAGAGGGAGAGATATGGCATTCAGATTATTACTGCGATATGGCATATACTACTCCATGTCATGAATGTAATGATGATTCTAATTTTGAATATGAAATCTCAAAAGATAAATAATATGGAATACGAATTTGAATTTAGATCTAAAGCTACTGGCAACAAGGTTGTAAAAGTAGAGGATAAAAATTATTCTTACTATAATCCTACCGAGAAAAAATATTTATTTAGCCATGAGGCGTATAAATTTGTCAGTTTGTTTGCAAAATTGCGACAAAAAGATTAATTTTGGTATAATTAAATTAAATTAAGTCAAATGAAATACAACAAATTACTACAATATCAAGACAAAGTTTTCGATAAGTTTCTGGATTCTTTGTTTCCTTTAAGTGTAAATGAAAAGGATAAAAAAGAGAAGCTAAGACCAGAGCTTCCTCCTATTCCGTGGGGTAAAAATATTAAAGATAGTGAGCCTAACAACAAACCGATTCAGAGTGGAGATTCTGAAGAGGAGGCTCCGTTATTCATATAGTTAGTTTATGTTAACAGGTGGTGGGGATAGTCCTATAAATATTCCCTAAATGATAATAGCACAGGATATAATCAGCCACCTTTTTTAAAATAAAATTATGAAAGAAACAACATATAGAGTAGAATTATTTTATGGCGGAGAACAGCCAGATGAAGTAAGGGAAACCAAATCTATTGATGAAGCTCGACAATGGGTAAACTCAGCAGAGCATGGTGTTATATTTAATTCTTCAGGTATTGCAGTTCAATGACAGAGGAAGATAAAAAATATAGACAAGGCAGACCTCAACATAAAGTTGAAAACACCTATAAGTTTATGGAGATCATGATAAGTTTTTTAATGATCTTTGTTTTTGTCTGCTTAATATATAAAGTATTTACAATATGAAAACAACACAAGAATTAATTAAAGAGGTAGGTCGAGAAGTAGTTATGCTACTTATTGAAAAAAATAAAGCGTATGGAGACACCGCTAATAACCCCCCTCAAATTTTTAGTAAACTTTCTGCAAAGGAAGGTTTACTTGCGCGAATTGATGACAAGTTAAGTAGAATAAAAAAATTATCTATTCAGCATATAGGTAGCGATCCAATGAAAGATGAAAGTGGGGTTGATACTGTTAGGGATATTACAGGATATTTAATTCTTCTACTTGTGCAAATTCGTAAAGAAGAAAATATTATTAAAGAAAAGTTAATTAAAAGTAAGCAAGAAAAATTAAAAGAGTTTAAATAATGAGTTATAATAAAAATATATTTGACAGCTACGCCAATGCAGTAGCAAAACAATTTCATCTAAATTTAGATGAGATGTTTAACAAAAACAAAAGAAGAGATTTGGTAGATGCCAGACAAATGCTTTACTATTTGTGTATGGAAAGACCTATTAGAGTTTCTTATATTCAAAGATTCATGGCTTCACATGGTTGCGATCTAAACCACTCTACTATAATACATGGATATAAAAAAGCGAAACTTATGGTAGAGCAAGATGAAGATTATAAAGCTATTGTAAACACAATCGAATTACAAAATTTAAAAGTATAGAATGTTCACAAGAGCTGATATTATGAAACAAGCTTTAGAGGATCCCAAAAGTATTAAAAGTATATTACCTAAGGGTGTGTCTGTTATTGGTAGAGGTGTAAAAATTCAGCAATTTGAGGAGGTACAGATATTAAATATGGGTAAAGGTGGGGATTATTTTAAAGAATGTACTCCAGAAGAGTATGAATTTTTTTTATCTTCTGGTTGGAAAAAAGGGTGTATGCAAGTCAGTATGGGGAATTGCTTACATAAGCTTAACATAATAGAAAATAAAATTAAAACTGAATTAAACACCAGAAAGAATGATAAGCACATTCAAAATTTAAAAACGAGAAGAGAAAACTTACTCAACAAATACACAAATTTAAAAACAGAATTTAATAATTTATAATATGGAAAATGTATATAACAAATTAAGCAGTATATCTGTAAAAGATAAAGTAGAAAAAAAGGGAAGATTCGATTATCTTTCTTGGGCTTGGGCTTGGCATTATGTAAAGCAAGAGTACCCAACAGCAAACAGAATAGTATATGAAAATGAAGTAGGTATGCCTTACTTTACAGATGGAAAGTTTGCTAATGTAAAAGTAGGTATAGTGATAAATGATGTGGAACACATAGATTATCTGCCTGTTCTTGATAACTCAAATAGATCTATTCCTCTTACTAAGCTTACATCTTTTGATGTAAACAATGCTATACAAAGAGCAACAGCAAAGGCAATAGCTATGCACGGATTAGGTTTATCTCTTTGGATTGGAGAGGATACAGCTCGTTTAAATAAAAACGACAATGTTAAAGCGGTACAAAAACATGTAACTCTGGATATCAAATCAGATAACTGGGATAAAATAATGTTATATGTGGCTAAGAACAAAGACAAAGGGTTAGAGTGGATCATTAATAAACTCGCAACTAAATATAACATAACTCCATCTGTTAAAACCAAAGTTAAAAAAGCGATCAATGGATAGGGAGAAGATAATTGAAAAGCTTCAAGATGATTCAGAGTATTATGGTAAGTTTGGTAAGCAGTTTTTATCTGCTTCTAATATAAGGCAGTTGCTTTATGAACCAACTAAATTTAATCAAACTATTAAAACTCTTCCATTACTTGAGGGTAGATACTTTCATACAAAGATATTGGAGCCAGAAAAGATAGGTACTATACCTGTATTTAATTCTTCTTCTCGAAACACAAATGCTTATAAGTCTTATCTCATGGAACATGACATTGAAACTTATGATGTAATGTTGCAAAAAGAAAAAGAAAGAATGGATCATTTAGTTGAAACATTAATAACCAATATTTCTGTATTTGAAATTATTACTGGAGCTGAATATGAAATTCCAAACATAAAAGAAATACATGGACAAATGTTTAAAGGCAAATGTGATGTCCTTGTAGATAATCCTTTTACTGTTCTTGTAGAAGATAGAGAAGGTAATATACAAGAATGGCATTATCCTCATGGAGCTGTTGTTGATCTTAAAACAAGTAGCGACATATCTAAATTTCGCCATTCAAGTATGACTTATTGCTATGATAGTCAAGCATATATATATCAAGAATTATTTGATAAACCTATGTTGTTTATAGCAATAGATAAAAAATTAGGAACAATAAAATTTTCACCATGCAGTGAAGAGTTTATTTTTTCTGGTGAAACTAAAGTTAAACAAGCAATTAAAATATATGAAAAATTTTTCAGTGATCATGCAACTCATGACATTAGTGATTACATCTTTACGGAAGTTCTTTAATTTATTTAAAAGAAAACTTAAATTAGATGATAAAAAATTATGGATAGAAGTTCCAACTATCTATATGAGCAAAGAGGAAAGGGATAAAACCATTCTAAATGCTGTTAATATTTTGGAGCGTAATATTAAATTGTTAAACAATGAATGATAATTCAAAAAACTCAGATCCAATCTACATTGGTAATGGTGTAGAGAAGTTTGATGGTAATTTAGTCGAAGCTTTTGTTTGTCTTTCTCGTATTCCTCAGGAGTTTAGAAAGCAAATTAAAAACAATAAGACTGGTATCATGGAAACATGGGCACCCATAAAGGTGCAGAAGAAAAGGGAGACAGACGAATATGGGAAAACTCATTCGGTGCAAGTAAATACATTTGTTCCTGAACCTCAAACAAAAGAGGAGAGTCCTGTTGACGATATTCCTTTTTAGATTTTGGAAGCCGAAAGGTGTGCATAATTTAGGGGCGGTTTCGTGGTTGACTCCTGCCCCTCTTTTATGCTGACTATGACAAACTCAAATACAATTAATAGACTGACACAATAATTTTGATTTTATATTTATCTATATCTATATTATTACTTTACTTTGTCATTCTCGTCATAAAAAACAGAATATAATCTAATGGAAATAACAATATTTAAAGATATAAAAGTAACATCACAGCCTTTTTACCGTAGCGCTTTGGTTATTCTGGAAAGAATAAAAGATGGAGCTTCCAAGGATTTAGTAAAAAAAATAAGAGAAGAAAAAGATAAAGAAAAAATTAACTCACTCAAACAAAAGCTTCCAGCTATATGTTTTAGTGGTAAGTTTACAAAAAGAAACGATAAATCTCTAAGCCAACACAGTGGTCTAATCTGTTTAGATTTCGATGGCTACGATACACAAAGAGATTTGTTACAAGAAAAAGAAAGACTGTCTAAAAACAAATATGTTTATTCAGTATTTATATCTCCATCAGGTAAAGGTTTAAAAGCAATAGTTAAAATACCTCCTCTTCCTGACAATCATGTAAGCTACTTTAATAGTTTAGAAAAGCATTTTAAATCTCCACAATTTGACAAGACTTGTAAAAATGTATCCAGGGTTTGCTACGAAAGTTATGATCCACTTATACATATAAACGAAAATGCAAGTGTATGGGATAGACAAGAAGAAAAAGAGTATAATGAGGTTATTAAGAATGTTGATCTTCAAACCATTCCTATAACAGATGAGAATAAAATTGTAGAGATTCTTGTTAAGTGGTGGCAAAAAAAATACCCAATGATTGAGGGTCAAAGAAATAACAATGCTTATGTTTTAGCTTCAGCTTTCAATGATTATGGAGTTACTAAAACTTTAGCCGAGTATGTCCTTAATGGATTTGAAACATCAACATTTAAGAAAAGTGAAATAAAAAGAACCATAGATTCTGCTTATGCACAAGTACAAAATTTTGGCACCAAGTATTATGAAGATGATGAAAAGGTAAACATGATCAAACATAAATTAAAAAGAGGTGTTTCTAAAAAAGAATTACGAACACAGCTTACTGATCTTGAGCCTAACTTGGTAGAAAATGTTATCAATAGATTAGAAGAAGAACAAAGCAATCACCAATTCTGGACAAAGAATGAAAAAGGTGTAATAAAAATTGTTCATGTATCTTTTAAAAACTTTTTAGAAGAGAATGGTTTTTATAAGTTCTGTCCAGAGGGTAGCAAAAATTATGTATTTGTAAAAGTTACAAACAACTTAATTGATCATACATCTGAAAAAGAAATTAAAGATTATATACTAAATTACTTATTAGAGTTAGATGATTTTGCGGTATATAATTATTTTGCAGAACATACTCGCTATTTTCGTGAAGAGTTTTTAACCTTGTTGTCTTCAATAGATGTTTACTTTATCGAAGATAAAAAAACCACATCATATTTATATTACCGAAACTGCGCAGTTGAAATTACATTTAATAATATAAAACAAATAGATTATTTAGATTTAGGTGGTTATGTTTGGAAGGATCATGTGATAGATAGAGACTTTGCATTGTGTCAAAGTATTAATTGTGATTACCAAAAATTTATACAAAACATTTGTGGTAATTCAGATGAAAGAACAAACAGTATGAGATCCACTATTGGCTACATGTTGCATGGTTGGAAAAATTTAGCTTACTGTCCCGCAGTTATATTGAATGATGAAATGATATCAGACAACCCTGAAGGAGGAAGTGGTAAAGGTTTGTGGGTTAATGGTTTAAGCCATATGAAGAAGGTTGTTGTTATTGATGGTAAGTCTTTTAATTTTGAAAGATCATTTGCCTACCAATTAGTTAGTGCTGATACTCAGATACTTTGCTTTGATGATGTAAAGAAACACTTTGACTTTGAAAGATTATTTTCTGTCGTAACAGAAGGATTGACTCTTGAAAAGAAAAACAAAGACGCGATTAAAATACCTTTTGCTAAATCTCCTAAGATATCTATCACAACTAACTATGCAATTAAAGGTAAAGGTACATCGTTTGAAAGAAGAAAGTGGGAACTTGAGTTGGCTCATCACTATAATAAAGATTACACTCCATTAGAAGAATTTGGTAAACTTATGTTTGGAGATTGGAATGATGAAGAGTGGTGTCAGTTTGACAACTACATGATACAATGCTTGCAGTTGTATTTAGAAAAAGGATTAATGAAGAGTGAGTTTGTCAATTTAAAAATTAGAAAGCTATCAGCTGAAACTTGTCATGAGTTTATAGAATGGTGTGGAGTTATAGGAGATAATCCTATACATGATAAATTAAAACCAGAAGGTAAGGTGCCGAAGAATGAATTGTATCAGGATTTTGTGGAAGATAACCCAGACTTTGCCCCTAAATCTAAGATGAGTGTATCCAGAGTTAGGTTTTCTAAATGGCTTGTTGCTTTTTCTTTATTTCATTATGGTTGTCCACCAGAAGAAGGAAGGGATATGCAAGCCAGGTGGATAAGATTCAGACATAAATCTGAGCTCGATGAACAACAAGACTTTCCATTCTGATGATAAAACTTAGACCATATCAAAAACAGATTGTAACACAGGGTTCTGACCTTGTAACACGCTATGGTTTTTGCTATTTAGCAATGGAAGTTAGGACTGGTAAAACCCTTACCAGTCTTAGCATCTGTCAAAGATTAAAAGCTACTAATGTTTTGTTTGTTACAAAGAAGAAAGCTATATCCAGTATTGAGGATGACATGCAAAAGCTTCAGGGTAACTTTAAGTTATTGGTTATTAACTATGAGTCACTACACAAAGTGTCTCATGAGACAATCTATGATTTTTTAATTATTGATGAAGCTCATACCATAGGAGCTTTCCCAAAACAAAACAAAAGAAGTAAACAAATTAAAAGGTTAATTGATATACATCACCCAAGAGTTTTGCTTTTATCTGGGACACCTACGCCTGAATCTTACAGTCAGATGTATCACCAGGTGTGTGGGATCTATAATAATCCTTTTGAATATTGTAAAAACTTTTATCAGTTTGCAAGAAACTATGTGGATGTCAAGAAAAAAATAATAAATGGAATACCTCACAATGACTGGTCACACGGTAGGGAGGACATACTTAAAGCCATGAAAAAGTATACCATATCCTTTACTCAAAACCAAGCGGGTTTTAAAGTTCAAACCAATGAACAGATTTTGTTTGTTGATATCTGTGGTGGTGTAACTGATTTAATGAAGCGCTTATCAAAAGATCGTGTAATCAAAGGAGACTCTGAAGTTATACTTGCTGACACTCCTGTCAAGCTGATGATTAAAAGTCACCAAATGAGTTCAGGAACCATTAAGTTTGAAAGTGGTAACAGCATGGTGTTGTGTCATAAAAAAGCTACATACATAATGAAAAAATTTGCAGGTAAAAAGATAGCTATCTTTTATAAGTTTAAAGCAGAACTCCAAGCCTTGAAAGATGAATTTGGTAATTCTCTTTGTGAAACTTTAGAAGAATTTAATACCACTAATAAGTCTATTGCTCTACAAATTGTAAGCGGAAGAGAAGGAATCAGCTTACGAAAAGCAGAAGCCTTGGTGTATTATAATATTGATTTCAGCGCTACAAGTTACTGGCAGTCAAGAGATAGAATGACAACCAAAGATAGGTTGTATAATAAAATATATTGGATTTTTTCTAAAACTGGTATAGAAAAACAAATTTACAAAGCTGTTGTTAAGAAGAAAGATTATACGCTGAGTCATTTCAAGAAAGATTTAGTAACTTTAAACGATGACGGAACAGCAGATACAAGCCAAATTAATTAAGCAGTATGAGGCGATGGGATATTATGTTATTAAATTAAAACTTACCAATAAAAATGGTATACCTGATCTAATAGCCATACCTAATAACTCTGATGTTGAGTTCATAGAAGTTAAAAAAGCAAATGGGAAAATTTCTAAATTACAAGAATATAGAATTGAAGAACTTAAAGCGCATGGAGTTAAAGTTACCGTACACAAAGGAGTATGAGTTAGATGATGATTTTATTTCTACATTAGAAAAAACACCACCTACTCTATCCCTTACTATCACCTTATACATTGAGGAATATCTCCCTGATGTTCCCGCTAATCCTCTACATACTCACCTGGTTGCTGGATTGGTTTATCACTTTGACGAACCAGTTCCATTTATCCTTGAAATTTTAAAACCTGATGACTATCTAATGGTTCTATCTGATTTACAATTCATAGATATGGATGAGTATTTAGATTTTATTAATCTCAAATTAAATTTAGAAACAGATGAAAGATTCAGCTATCCAAGATTTACTGATCACCGCAAGTAAACATTTCGGTTTAGATATTTATTCCAACTCTCGTTTATTATCACATATTCAAGCAAGAGCAGTTGTGTATTCTATTATGAGGGAATCTTTGTTTATGACCTTTATGAATATTGCAAAAGTTTTCAACAAAAACCACGCTACGATAATGCACGCTATAAATGAGCTACCTTACATGATTAAACAAGACCCTTCTTTACAATATAAAAAGATAGAATTGATTGATAAATGGGGTGTAGAATTTACAAAATGCAACCTTGAAAGCCGTAGTAAGAAAATAAAAAATTTGCATGAGCGGATTTTTTTATGTAATTTGGAGATGCAGCTGTTAACAAAACAATTAAAATTTTATAAAATGACTGACATAGATTGCAAGTATACTGTTGAAGATGTTGATAAAATACTTAATTATAAATCCTGGTCAGACAAAAAAAAGATAGACACATTGTTTCATATCGACTGCACTATGTATGCAAACTTGGGCACGGACAGTACAACAGGGGAAAAGAAAAATGTACGAACCCAATCAAGAATAATTTATCGCGCTATCAAAACTAAAAACGAAGCGTTAGGAAAACTTTTACTTGATTCTATGGATAAATAATAAATGACCCCACCCGTATCTCAAGATGACCACCAGTCAATCAGTCACATTAACTATGTGACCAACAGTTGTCATGACTTAGTGGATGAGCTTTACGAAAATCTAATGGAGCGTGATAACGATAAGGCAAAAGCTAACGCTCAAAATATATGTAAAGAAATGGCGGAGTTAATCCAATCCTTAACAGATGAGATATGAATAGAGATAGAGCGTTGGAGCTTAAAAAGTTTGCACAAACCATTGCAGATAGGTTTTCAAATTTTAATAGAGATGGCAACCAAAACAAAGAAACCTTTACAGTTCAAGATGTGATACCCTTGTCTGATGACTCAGCTGTAATTAATTTTAAAAAATCATCGGATTTAAAACAATCTGGAAAGTTAGCTGTTGCTTTTTGTTATTATATAAATAGAGGAAGATCTAAGGGTTGGAAGTATTTTTTCCCAACTGATTCCCATGTGAACGGAATGCAGGCATTCCACTTTTATAAGTTACAAGCGGAGCGGACAAACTATAGTAAGAATTAAGACGCTTGTGGTCTCTGAGCTCTGAACACTTTTCATAATCTTCTTGCTCAACAAAGTATTCAATCAATACATCATATACATCATCCTCCATAGACACCACAGGTTTAGTGGGATTAAAAATAAATGCTGGTGGATTTGCATCATCTTCTAACAACTCATCATAAGTGGCTCTACCTGTTAATAGTTTATAACTATTGATCATACATATATGTTCATCAAAATATTTCATTAATCAAAATCTATGTCCATAAAATCCATGTCTTCTATATCCAGATCCTCATCATATATACCATCCATATCATATTCATTATCAAAGTCCAGGTCCTCAAGAAACTCGCTATCAGGCTGTTTAATAGGTTTATATGGTACTGATGACTTCCCGTACATCTGTTTTAAAATAATTCGTCTAATGTCTTTGTAAAACGGTAAGAGACCTAAGTTACCTAATACCTCTATTGTCATTCTGTTTGTGAGCTCATCAATGTTCTTTTCTCTACCAGCTTCTGTTTTATTAAACACAGCTCTGCTTCCTACTCTACCAGTACGCAATAAACTCTTAGCTAATGGCCCATATGGTCCCCCAAATATTCTAATTAAGGTGTCTAAATTTAATCCAAAATCTTTTTGAAGATCTTGTTTTCCTAATTGATTAAATATAAGAGAATGTTTATAAGGATCATATTCTTCACCATTTCTTATACTTCCTAAGAATGGTTCATTAATTCCGTGTTCAATCATAAAGTTGACTGGGATTGCAGGTATATTACCTAACTGTCTTCTTAATCCTAAACTTAAAGTAGAACCAATAAACTGCCTTGCTAATAAAGAAGCAAAATCTTTTTCTTTATCTTCTTCTTTTTCTTCAGCTCCAAATAATTCTTCATCAAATAATTGTGTAAGTGCGGTATATCCAACCATATACATTGTCATTCTCATGCTAACGCCTGTAAGTAATCCTGCTGCTTCTGACTTGCTTATGTCTCCTGATTTATATAAAGCATTTATTGCATGTCTTGCACTACCAAATTCAAATAATTGGAACCTAATCATAAATCTATTAGCTTGCTTGTAAGCTCTTTTCAAAAATGAATCTGAAGGTTTAATCATATTCTTACCAATACCATCGAATGGATTGGTAGATGAAGCTACAGTAATAGCATTTCTATCTGCAGCTTTAGTTGCAGCTTCAACAGCTTGTTTATATTTAGGACTATTAAATTTAGATTTGCCTTCTGAAAAAAGTTTTATTTCTTCAGGAGTTAAATTACCTATACTTTCTTTGTTATATTTTTTAACTGCTTTTTGTAGAGCGCTGTTGAATGTACCAAACCACAATGGTCTTGATATAGCTTGATCTCCATAAGATAATAGTCTTGCTGACATTTTATCCACACCTTTAGCTGTTTGTTTGAAGGGTAGGTATTTTAAAATCTGTAAAGCTTTATTAGCCACCTCACTTCTTGCTTGGGAGTTAGATTGATCTGGCCTAATAAATTCGTTAAGGTCTGCCATCTTTCCACCTAACTCATCTATATTATATAATTTTTGTGTTACAGCTGACCCAGCTTTATTTAAAAAATTAGTTCCTATCTCTACCCTATCTGGATTAGTAAGTGTAATACCAGAATATTCTTTGAAAGATTGAGCTGCAAGTTTTGGATTCTTAACCATCATTAGTAAGTTAGATCCCATTTCAACAAGCATTCTTGGAGCGGATGCTAATGATTGATAGTAACCAATTTTAGCTATAGGACCTCCAATTTTATCCAGCACTGTCATGTCAGAAAAAGATTTTTGAAATACTGTTTGTAATCTATTTAACACCACATCATTTAGAGCATCGGCAACATCCACTGCCGTTTGATTGTTCGATGCTTCAGCGTTTTTTATTAACTGATTTATAGTTTTTCTAACCGTTCTTACTTCTCTCGTCATATAGTAATCAAGATTAGTTTCTTGAATACCTCTTCTTGCAGAATACGATGGATCAAAACTAATAGGTTTTGCACCCGCTGTTCTTTCTACTATGGTTGCAGATTTAGTGGAAGGTAAATTAGTAAACCTTTGTTCTTTTCTTAAAAGGTTTGAATCTTCATTTCTTTTATCTGTATCCAATACAGCATGATGTGTGTAATCATTAAGCAAATTAATTTTATTACCGTGTAAAGAACCAGAAATATAAACTGCTTTGTTCGCTAAGCTTTGATTAGCCTGATCAATAAGTTTTAAATATTTTTTTTCAGCTGGTGTAAAACTTTTTTCTATCGCCTTTGCATCTATCACTCCGTCTTTACCATACTTATCCATAAGGTTTCTAAGTATTGTTTTAGAGTATGGATCTAATACATTTTTATTATTTACAGTTTTGTCTGCAAACTCCATCGCTGGTGGAGCTTTACTATTAGGTTTTCCATCTACTATATTTGCTTCATGCTCTCTTTGTAATTGATATAACCTAACTTTATATTTTGATTCTATAACGCTGTTTGTGCTTTTTGTAATTCCTAATTTTCTTCTAACCTTGCTAACATCTCCTTCTAAAACAGCGTCTGCTTGATCTATAGTTTTGTATGCAAGATTAGTTTCCGTATTGTATTTTGAATAAGCTCTACCTATGGCACCAATAGTGTTGTCATAAATAGCTTTACTATTAAAGTTACCTAATACATCATCAATAAAAAATGTTGATTGACCTTCTAATTTGTCAACCAGAAAATTTGTAGAAGAACTTAATGCTGCTTTAATTGAGCTTCCATAGTTTACAATTCTATCTAAAATATTTTTTTCATTTGGCTGAGTTAAAACCTTTTCACCGTTTTTCTTTTTTAAATTATCCAGAGTTTTGGTTCTTCTGTTTTTATCTACTTCAGTCAAAATATCCGTAATATCTTTTACCAATACTCCATTTTGTATTTGTTGTTTACCTGTTCTTAATTTTTCAACCATAGAGTAATCCTTAGTTCCATCTTTCTTCTCAGTAACTAATGATTTAATATCTTCACTTGTAAGCTTTTGTATATCTCTGGCATCTTGTTTTTGAGCCTCATCTTGTAGTTGATTTATTTCTGAATCTCTAATTACATCTTGCTTTATTTCTTTCACCGCTTGAGATAAATTATATTCTTTTGCTTCTACTTCTGCTGGCGCTGCTTCTATTGTAGCTTCAGCATCCTGGTATACAGCATTTAATATATCTTCTGCGATAGCAACATTTTCTCTAAGGTTTCTGTTAAGTTGAACTTGGGTTCTTGTAGTGCCGAATTGGTTTACTAAATCTAAATAAGCATCTACCTTCTCGTCAGGTATAGCAAATGGATTTATGCTAAATAAGTTTTCTAATATAACTTTGGATGCGTTTGGTATACCACCTGTCTTTCTACCACCAACTTGTTTCTTAGCTCTCTTAGCTTTTACTTTAGCAGATCTAAGTGTTTCTATACTTTCAGCTTTAGTAAATACTCTATCTACAAATTTTAAATAATTCTCAACAGATTTTTTACTATTTAGATTTACATTAGCTAAACGAGATGTAATTGCATTTGATTGTGCAGTAGAAATTTTTCTTCCTCTACGCAATCCTTTGACTTCAGCAGCTATGTTTTGCATAGATTTTTTATAAGCCTTAGCAGATTCTCTTGCAGCTTTAACTTCAAGTTTTATTTGATCCTTTAGCGCTACTCTTTCATTGACTACAATCTTTTTATCTTTTGGTTTTACAAATGAAGGTATCGCTGCTTTCTTAATTTTTATACCAAGTTTTTGATTTAATTCAGTAACTAATCTTTCTCGAGATACATCATCAAGCTGTTGATACAACTTAGAGTTTTGTAAATAATTTAGAGTATTTTGAAGAAGCGTTTCTTTTTTCTTTGCTCTTCTTTTCTTTTTAGTTTTTCCACCATCGTCCCTAACCTGTTGTCTCTCTTCAGTTTTTTTAACTATATCATCAATAATACTTTGTACTCTTTTTGACCTCACCATTTCTTTGATGTCAGGGTCTACAATGTTTCCTTCAGCATCAGTTATCTGCTGTCGAGGTGTACTTATATATTCGTTTGGAGTTATTCCTTGCTTTTCAGCATCACGGTTTATCGCTGAGATGATTTTCTTATAAAGGCTTGACCCTTCTTGTTGTTGTTGAATGGCGCTTTGTCTACCATCTGAAAGAATCTGTTGCCTGCTCTTCTTGTCAATAAATCTTGAGTTGATTGCTTTTTTGTCTGCGACTTCATAGGTAATATTTTTTTTGTCTAATATATCTAATAACTTTGCAAGCTTAGCATCCTTTTGAGGATCACTAAAATCAAAGATGTCCAACAAAGATAATAAATTTTTTGTTTCGCTCAAAGTATATTCATCAATACCTGCTTCTTGCAGGGCTTGGAATGTACCTTCGCTATCAGAAACTTTTATTGTTATTTCGTTACCATTATGATTTTCAGCTTGATCAACAGTATACTCTGCAGCAATGCTTGACTCTTGAACTTCAGGAGCTAACGCAGCAGTAAGTGCAGCGTATTCAGCCGCTTTATCTAATGTAGTATTCTTTAAGGTTACTACATTACTAACTTCTCTTATTTTATTTCCTGCTTCATTTACATATCCACCTACTGATTCTTCAACCTCTACTTCTACACCAATATCATTTGCAATATCTTGAAGTCGTTGTTTGTATTCGTTATACTGTGGAGATTTTCTTAAACCACTTGCCTCTGTTGTAGATTCAATAGAGGTTTCAAAAAATGGTGCAACATTGACACTTATTTCCTCTTGCGTTTGCGTTTCAACAGGCTTGCTCTCACCTTGGTTTTGGGCTTGACCCTCCTCGGTAATGATCCCTGAGGCGTCTCCCTCTCCCACTGCTGGGCTACCTTCGGTAGATTCTTGTACATCCACCTGCGCTGTGCTTGACTCTTGAAGGGCATTTAATTTTTCTTTTATTTGTTCAGGGGTAGGATTTTCCACACCCTCTGATTGCAATTCATTAATAGCTTGCTCTTCTGTAAAGGTAGTAACTTTTTGCGGAGTTTGCTTAGACTCGTTCTGTGCTTTTTCAACAAGCGCATCTAACTCTTGATTAATTTGTTTTATTCTAATCTGGTTAGCTTTTAAATCAGGGTCTTGTATGTTTCGTAACTCCTGTTCTAACTTTACCATTTCGGCTCTATTTTCACCTTGAACAAAATCTGGTAAATCTAATTCAATTTGTGCAGCTTGTTTTTTATCGTCAATTATTTTCTGTATTTCTGTATCATTTTTAATTTCAAACTGCATGGTTCTGATATCCTGCGGCTTAGCAGTGTTCACAAACTTCATCAACTCATCCTTAGACATTTTTTGAACAACACCTTTTTTATTTTTAATTCCATAAACAGGTGGAGCAAAAACATTTACTCCCATATTGTTTACTCCTAATAAATCTGTTATTGTTCTTCCTGTTACTGCTTCTGGCACAGTAAAGACACCGCTTTGAACTCCAGTTATAGCTTCAAAACCTATTTCAGCAACATCCATTTCTTGTCCCGCTACAGCTCGACCTGCCGTTTCTCCAGTACCTCCAGCAACAGCTTCGATTCCTAAAGCTCCTAAGGCTGCCCTTGCTTTTTGTCCTCCACTAATTGCTTTACCTGCTGCCTTGGCAGTTTTAATTGAACCACCTGCTAATTTTCCTGCTAACCCTCTTCCTATACCATCAATAATACCAATAGTAAAACCTCTTCCTGCAGATCTATTTCGTATGCTTTGTAAAGCTACTGGGTCATCTAATACAGCTTTGATTCCTTCGTTATCAAACTTCAATCCTTTTTCAGCTATCTCTTCTTTTAAAAACTCTGTAAATGCAAGCCCTGTTTCAAGTGTAGCACCTGCTCCAGCAAACGCGCCAAAGGTTGCTCCTGAACCAGCACCTACTACACCAGCTATTGCCGAACCTACTGGTGTTCCTACGGATCCAGCTGCCGCTCCTATTCCTGCGCCTGTAGCTGCTCCTATTCCTGCACCCACTCCCGCTCCCGCAGCAACTGTTGGGTTTGCCATGGAGGCAAATGAAGATATAAGTAATTGTGGTAAAACTGAGGGGTTCATACCTACACCTTTAATAAAACCCAATACACCTCCACCATTATTTTCGTATATATTATTAAAGCTTTTCATTTCATCAGACATTCCTGATCTTTCACTTGCTTTAACTGCATTTATATAATCTTGTATAGCTTCTTCGGACATTGAAGATCCTTGAATATAAGCGCCTATTGCATCATCAACTGTTGCGCCTTGTCCCAAGCCTTGAGCTCCAGCTCGATACATGTCGCCAAAAAAATCGGTAACAAAATTTTTACCAAAGGTTCTTTCTAATGCGGTATCTTGTTCTCGGGTATTTGCTACATTACTTCCGTACCGTAATCCTTTGGGGTCAGTAACATCTGCATCCAAGGAAACATTGAAAGAGTCCATTCCTGTAGGAGATGCCATACCTTCCGTTTGACCAGACAAGTCGGAAGAATCTTTTTTTTTTAAGTCTGGAAACAGACTTTGTAATTCTTGAGGGGTTTCAACTGCACCTTCGGGCAATACAGGAAATAAAACACCTATGCCCTCGTTTTCAATTATAGATTGTAAAACATCTACATCTTCAATGCTTTGATCACCCCCATCTTTTATGAGCTCAAATAATAATTGTAATTGTTTTTCGTCCATATTAATTTGATTGTAGCCATTTTAAGAAATCAGCATACGATTTACTTGCATCTGGGTTTGCAGTTGTGTCTTTTACCCACTCCGAATAAGTAAGCTCTTTACTAACATCAAATTTATCTGCCCCTCTATTTTTGTTTATATTAGAAATACCTTTACTAATAACCTCTTTCATTTTATTGAAAACTTCTTCTGGAGTTTTATCTTTTCTAAATTCCATAAAGAACTCTTCACCACCAAAAGAGAATTTAATAGTGTCTTTACTATCGTCAACTTCAAATGATCCAAATGGATCTTTATATCCTAAGTCTTTATTTATATCAAGAACATCAGTTGGAATCATAGCACTCAACGCATCCCTTATACTTTTTCCAATTTCATCTTTCATTTCATCAGCAAAGGTACTATCTCCGAAGTCATCTCTTAAATATTGTAAAGGAGACTTTCCTCCTAAGACTTCTGATGGTTTTTCGTTAATTACTGCTGGGGATAAATCTTTAGAACCTCTTCTGAAGTTTAATATCTCATCTTTAACATCTCTTCTTTCGCCAAAGGAGTAGTTGTTTTTATTAATATTTTCTAATATCTCATCTTCAGAAACAGTATCAGTTAATCCAGGAACTATCTGATTAAATATGTTTGTCGCATCTTTAGATATAGCTGTGTTAATTCTTTTAAGATTATCAGGATCATCATCATCTATATCAAACCTTTGTACCTCATAAGTAGACCTATCATTTCTGGTAATTATAATTGAATCATCAGTAACAACAATACCTCTAATACCTTTTTTCTTCAACTCATCTCCCTCAAGAGTACTGTTGTATTGATCAATTAAGTTTTGTGCTTCATTACGCGCAGCATTAGTATCACCAGTAAGCATAGTGTTTATTTGTTTTATATAACCAAACTGCTTGTCTTCTTCTTCTTTTTCTTCTTTATTAATTCTATCTGCAACTGGGTCTGTTCTTCCTGAAAGTGGAGAAGAGTTTTTCATGACACTATCTAACTGTGTATTGATAGCTTCTTTAGCTAACCCTACTGCATCTGCCATTTGCTCTTCTGTAAGTTCTAATTCTGGAGGACCACCATCCGACTTCACTAATATTTTTTTTGGATCGTCAGCTGCTTCTTGCGGATCCAGAGTAAATGAATATCCTAAATTTGAATTTGTTAAATATTCTGCTGCAGCTTTAGGATCAGATACTACACCTCCAGCTTGTCCAGTTAGCCAATCATCATATGACTTACCTTCCATACCAGGGATTCCATCTGCACCCTGAACATCTTCAAATAATTGTCTAAAATCTGTTAATGATGTAACCGCACCACCCCCATATCTTACTGAATAAGAATTTACTAAGGACTCTGTTATCTCTGCTAAATTACCAGTAACAAGTGTCTTTACATCTTCACTTAAATTTCTTGCGTTCTCTTGATAGTTAATTAAGTTTAACATCGAAGAAGGAGTTTGATACTTATCAGTGTTATTTTTTCTACTGGGCATCATAAATTTACCAGGATTATCAGGATCTGGTATCATTTCAACTAATACTAACTCCCCTGTTGCAGGGTCAGTCCATAACTTTTTATTTTTTGTATTACCAAAACTAAAACCTGTTGATCTAAAAAATTCCTCAAGGTTAGCCGCCTCACCATTCTTAATTCTTTCAGTACCTTCTTTATATTTAGCATCATAATTTTTAGCATAGTTACTTAATGATTTGTAACCATCCTTTTGGTTTTGCATTATAAGCATATAATCCTTTGGATCCATGAGCCCTGATCTAACCGCTTGCATTGCAGTTTGAAGTGTGTTTTTAGAAAAGTCAGAACCGTCTATTAATAGACTGTTCATGGATGGTGCTGATACTTCAGCTATTTCACTTAACTCTGCAAGCGCAGCATTAGTATCCTCATTTATTTTTTGCTTTGCGGCTTCTCTTTGATCTCTAATAGCAGTTAGCCCTTTGGTTACATCAGCGGCAACTTGCCCCCAATTAACTGCCTCCTCTCTACCAGCGTAAAGAGAATATTTATTAGAGCCCGTTGGTCTATTTTTGTTATCTACATTTTCTGCCATAACTATTAGTATCCGTAAAGTAATTTCTGTAATCCACTCATATCAGTAACACTACCAATGTCTGTTTGTAAATTTTTAAATCTTGGATCATTACCTTCAATAAGTGTTTTAAAATCTTCAAACTGGTTATCACTTCTTTTTATCCTTCTAATTTCAGCTGGTGTAAATTGATAGCCTTTTAAAGTTTGAAGCCTATTAGCTCTTGACATACCAGTACCTCCTTCATCAACTGTCTTACTAAGTTGATCCTGAGTTTGATCTTCTTGTCCACCAAATACTTCATCAGCTTGCATTGCTGCTCTACCTTCTTTACCTGCAGCAAATAAAGGCACTAATGATGAGGCGGATTGGGCAGCTTGACCAACACCTGCTATACCACCTTGTATGCCAGCTGCTTGATCTCTTCCAAAGTCTCTTGCCATTTGCGCTTGGTCTGCTGCAGCACCTACTTCCATATCTATAAGTTGTTGTTCTATTGCTGCTTTACCTTCCATCTTCATTTTTCTGTTTTCATAAAGAGCATCCTGCATACCTGTTCTAACTACTTCATTTGCTTGCGATGCCGCTGCTTGTAAGCCACCTACTCCCGCAGCTAAATTTCTTGCATCTCCTTGTTGAAGAGCCTCTAATGCTTGGGCGGCTACTTGTTGGTTTTGTTTATATTGATTATCAAACGCATCAATAGGTACATTCAAAGTTTCGTAAAAGTTTTTTTCAGCACGCTCTTTTGCTTTTTCCATCAAAGCTTTTTGCTGGCGCTCAGCTTTTTTTTGTTCTCTTTTAGCTTTAGCTGCTTGAGTAAAACTTACTCCAGAACCTATAAGGGATGTTGCTAATCCAATACCTGCTATTACTCCTGCCATAATTGTATTGCTTTATTAATTATTTTTTTTGGTAATTGTTTGTAACTGTTTGCATATATTTCTTTTTCAGCTTCTTCAACATTTGTTGCATTGGTTTTATAAACACATACCCATTTAGTATCTTCATGAATAAAGAATATTCTTTGTGTACCCACTTTAGTAAACACTGTATGTGGAGCACTAATAGTTTCTACTCTTCCTTCATCATTTAAAAAAGAAACTTTACCTTCCATTAAAAAGGACGGGTGTTGTTGTTTGTGAATAAACGAAACAGTCACATGCCCCTTTGGCATAAATATTTCTCTTGTATATAAACCTCCTTCAAAATTATGTTTAAGTGGATAATAATCCTGCATCAACTCTTCTTGAGGTTTACCTAATTCATGTGTGGCAGCACCCTCTAAAGAACTTAAATGATCTTTAAACGAAGCTATTTTATCCCACAATATTCCTTTATGATAGTGAACAGCATTTAAAATCTCCTCAGGCCTGTATTCATTTCTAACCAAAGAGTCTTGCATATTGTATACTATTTCAGACAAAGATAATAAAAATCTATGGAAAACTTTTCATCACACTACTACCTACAGAAAAGAGCTCAACAGGTGTTGTGTCGTTATTAGATAAAGTAAACTCCATATAATAACCTCTCATTCCGTATGATTCAGCAATAGTATTGTTTACAAATAATATAAAGTCGCCTTGAGTGGCAGGTGTTACCCCTACTGGAACAGTTTCGTTTACTGTTATGGTGTTATTGTTTTTATCTATACCCTCTATAGTTCCCGCTACAACAGGAGTTCCTCCTCCTACCATAACATATATTTGAGCCCCAATATTAACTATGTTTCCTAAAGTGTTTCCTATTGTTAACACTCTGGCAGTATTAGGTCCAGTTGGCGCTACAGAAACATTTCCTAAACCATTAGCATATCGTAAAGCAAAATTTGTTACACCTGTATTATGTCTTACATAAGCGTACCACTCTCCTTCTTTTTGTTCAAAATTTATTTCATCTACATTACCTTGACTTAAATCTGTTAGCAAAGCTGTACAATCCCATACAGCATTACTTTCAAAGGATAAAGTTTTAAATAGTTTTATTGATAGTGTAGGTTCAGGATTAAATACACTTGTTAAAGTAGAGGGAGTTGTTGATCCGTCTACACCATAATATTCATTTCTATTGTCATTTGTATTGTGCCTATATAAATTACCATTTTTAAAAGTATAAAGATAAGCGTTCATACCAATTATAAATTCTGGTATAAAAGAATAGAACGAAGGCCATCCCTCATTTTCTGGTTTATATGTTAGTGTATATTCAGTTGACATAATTTATAGTAATTGACATATTCCATTATCGCATTCAGCTAATGCTTGTATTACATTACTTTCTACTTGCATTATTCTAAATGTCCCAGTAGCTGTATTTGTACTTGATGCAGCGTAAGCATACCATCCATCATTTATTGAGGATCCCGCAATAGTTTCACCGCCTACAACATTTGCGTATGTATCATTTGTTGTAGTTGCGGTAGGAACAGGTATAGTGTAATTAGCATTACAGAAACTTGAACAACTTGATTGTACTCCGCTTCTAAAAAATTGTACAGTTGGTGGAGAACAACTACTTGCTGTTGTTACGACTCCATTATTTCCTACTATAATATAATGAAAATCTCCTGTTCCATCTTGATACAGATAATAGTAACCTGCTTGAAGGAAAGTTGTGCCAGAAGCATCGGAGTAAACAACATCTCCTTGACTTGGATAAACACTTCCTGGGCCAACACCTGCTCCACTATGATAATAAGTAAACTGTAATGCAGGAGCTGAGCTATCGTTGCATATATTACCGAAATTAGTTACACCTGATGATGTATACGAAAGCAATCCTCCAGATGAATCACATGCAGCCGAACTCACACACACACCATTTCTAATTCCTAAGGCAGTTGTATTAGCTACAATTATATATTGAATAACACTTGTATCATTCGCGTATGTGCTACCTACAGCATCTGTAAATACCCAGTTACCCACATCAGGAACTGTGTTTGTGTCCACTGTAAATGGATTAGTGTTTGTAGCGTTTCGTGCAAAATAATAAGTTGTGTCAGCTGTTGCACATGTATCAGATGCTTGTAAAGGACTACCTGTAAATGAAGGTAATTCTTCAGGACATTTTACCTCCCACCTAAAAGCTGTGCCTGTTAGAGGTGCAAAAATTTGCAAATTAAATATAGTTTCAGTAGCATCATTTTTAGGAACCACCATTGTAAATACTGGGGATGAAGGCGTTGAAACATTGTCTTTAGCATATCCAACTTGGTTATTAACTACCGTTATACTTCTTGTTAATCCAGTAGCTACATAAGATCCACCCACTAAATTATATTCAGGAACATTAGGGTGGGGACTAAGGTTTACTAAACTTGAATTTTCATTACCCACATAGGTAGCAATATTTCTATCAGGAACAGAAGTAGTATTGCTTATACCTGAATAATCTACTGTTGCACCAAGATCGTCAATTAAAGTTACCGTATCATGGTTTTTATAAGAAGTTAACTTGTTGTATGCAACATTGTTAAATGTTCCGATAACTCCATCGGGTATAGTGCTTCCCATATAAAAGTATGCAACCACTGCTCCTGTGGTATTTCCCACATCTATATCAGCATTGAAGTATCCTGGCTGACCAGAAATACTTACAGACACTGAGCTATCACATGAAGTCGCGCAGGTTGTACATGATTGTGCATTTAAAAGCAATCCGTTTAGTTGTTGACGGACTATACCATTTTGTGCATAGTATCCATCTGCCGCAACTGTAGTTAACGCTGCGTCATCATATACTATAGTGGCACTTGAGAAATTTAAACCATCAAAATAAAATGTGTCGAATTGTACTGCCATATTAACAACTTGTTTTTTCTATTACTAATCCTTGTGAATTTACCCTAATATACTCATTTCCTGTTATTTTATAATAACCTTGAGGAAGGTTGTTTATTCCTGCTCCTGGTGCATTACCTGCGCATTGAGAATCACTATAGACCAAATTACCAATCGCTATGCCTGTACTACCATTATAATAAAATGTTTGAGTCAATGGTTGCTGACACGCTATTGATGAAGATGTCTGAACCGTACTTGCTGAAAACGAAGTACATGGTATAGTACATTCACAACAAGCTTCAGAAGCCGAAGTATCTGAATAACATAATGATTGCGCTGAGGTAAATCTAAAGTCATAAATTAAATATAAATATTGATTTCCTGATGGTAATGAAAACGCTGGATTGGTGGATGGTGTAACCGTTGCCTCTCTAACATTTGTTCCTGATGGATTCGTCACAAAGGAATTAGGTATATCTGACGCTGCCGCCAATAATGCTGCTACATCTGTTGTGTTGTTTTGATATAAAGTATTTGTAGATAAAAACTTAAAATTATCATTTGGATAAGTCCAGTCATAATCATCTGTGGCTAATTTATTTACCCTCATATTTAAACTTGCTCCATCATAAGGGTATACACCAACTGATCTTACTCCTGTTTGACTTTGGAAATAGCTAAATATTAAATCATTTGAACCCATTGTTATTTGATCTGTATCTATTGGGCTTATAGTTGAAGTGTCAGACCAACCATACTCAACATGAATTAAACTTCCACTTTTAATGTTTGAGTTTATTACACATTTAAATACAGTTATATTTAATGGAGTAATACATTGTGGTGTTACTGCCCAAGACGCAGAACCATTTGGTTGTACGGAGATTTGTGCTGTTGTTGGGGAGCCACTTGTTTTGGCTAAAGTAACAGTAGTACTCGAATCAGTTACTAACCCTGAAGAAGCGGCTGTTCCGTTCCAACTAATTCCACAAATAGCTGTTCCAGTTACTGAAAAATTCACCACCATATCTCCTATAATAGACCCAAAATCAATCGTGTAAATTGTATTAGCAGATGAACTAACTGCTTGAAATTCTGCTCCACAATCATATATCACATCAGGAACGGGTACTTTAATATTATTGGTAGATAAAACATATTCATCCATATATGGATCATATCCTCCAATTTTTTGTGTATCTAAAGCTGTTTGGAAATTATCTCTAAACCAAGATCTCATTCCTAAATCAGATATAACTGTAAGCTGATCGTTTTGGCTGTTACCTCTAAGTCTTATTACCCCAACTCTTTTAGTGTCAGTAAAATAATAACTATCACCATAGTGCGCAAAACTTTCTGGATTAAAACTAATACCATATTCTTCTATTCTGGCTATTTGAGTTCCTAATATTGTAGGTGTGCTAACAATAGCTCCACCTCCAGAAGCATCACTAATTAAATTTTTAGATGCCAGTACATAACTTATCTTATCTTCTTGTAAAGTTAATATGTCTGTTTCTCTTGCATATAGTTTTTGAATAGGACCAAAGCTGGTTTCTAATTCTTTAAAATTAGCTAAACCTAAATTAAATTCATTTAAGTTATTTACCCCAGCATTACTACTAAATATACCACTATAAGTTACATCAGCAAATCTATTTGCTTCTTTAAAATCTTGTTCTGAAACAGCTAATACGCGCTGCCCCATAGTTAATGCTCTACCTGCTAAATCATCATTTATTTTAAAACTCTCTACTCCATTACCAAATGTAAAACAATCTATAAAAGGTAATGTAACTATAGCGGGTTGTGATGTGGTTTGATTTTGATCAGCATCTGCACTACCAGATTGATGTAAGTAATTTCCTGTAGCACTATCCCTTATTATTGGATAAGATTCTGAAGCATCAAAAAATATGTCAGGGTTTGCATCCAACGGTTCTGTTTCAAATACTATCATAGTATTTGCTCGCGTAACAATAATCTCACATTCGACTTTTACATTTCTTCTTCTTGAAAAAGGTTGAAACCCTGCACACCCAGGCTTTTTTGTTTTAACAACTAATCCCAGAGGTGAAGCTGAATCTGCAACAGTGTCTTGTAGAAACTGAAAAAATACAGAATCACTACTTACATTTTGACCACTGTCTGTAGTACATGTAACACCGCCTACACCAGCACTATAGGAACCAACTGTTGTTTTATTAACAACTTCTATATTACCATCCGCTTCGATTTTACCAGGTGAAGCATTGGCTGGATTTATTTGATCTCCTATCCACCATCTTCTAAAATCAGGATACTCTGAAGATGAAAATAAAGTTTGCTCCCACTTCCACTCAAAGCCCTCACATTGATTACCTCTTTCATCTCTACTAACTCTTATTTTAATTTGAATTGCAGAGCCAGCAGGTATGGTATAATTTTCTGTTACACCGTTTTCATCGGTAGTAAACAAAGGATAATTAACACCAGTCTTACACCTTCCGTCATCTCCTGTAGACTTATCACTTTTTTCTCCATTTTCTATTATGGCATCTTGAGGAATGTTAACATTAAATCCTGAAGGTTTTATTTCCATGTATAAACCAGGTAATTGAAAAGTGTCATCACCCAAACCTTGCTCATCATCTAAAAAGTTTCTTGCCTGAGCCTCAACATTTAAAACCTTAGCTTTTACAACTCTTGTGATTGGTCCGCCCACATCAGTCTTTACGATTAGAGTATCTCCTGTTTTTACTTTGTTTTGATTATCTCCTTCTAATTTAAAATATGTTACTTGTGAAGTTTGTACAGTATAATAAAAATTAGAAAATATAGTTTCATAGTTACCTTTACTGGGCTTGACAACAAACTTATATCTTTGTGCCCAAGAAGGAGCGTAGTTTTCTACCGTGGCTTCAATAGAATTTAATCGTGTACTGTCTGAAGCAGGAATACTAATTGTATTAAAGTTAGAAGTTAAAACTGTAGATGCCCTTCCATAATCATCTAAGTAAACTATGCCTGTTGCAAAATCTCTATTACTGTGTAAACTACCAGTATCTTTAGTAGATGTAAACGCCAGACTTGCAGTCGATATTCTAAAGTATTCATACAAGTCTGTTTGATTAACGACAGGTGGTCCAGCAGAACCTGCACTTACAAATTTAATTGCAAGAATTTGAAGTTTAATTATATCACTTCCTGGAGTCGCAGTAATCGCCCACCCTTGTTGAGCAGTCGAGTCATTAATACTACTTAAAGTCTTAGTAAAAGTACAAGTAACAGAAGGTAAGGCTAAATCATTATTAAACGAATCAGTTAAAGATCCTCCATCACTGGCTGTTGCAATAGGCTGAAAATTGACTCCTTCTTCAGTTCCAATAGCATTTCTAAAATCGGAGCTCTGACTAAAATCATATACTGAACTGTAATCAGCGGTTAATGTAACAGAAAAATCAAATGTAATTACTCCATTAGTAAAATTAACATTGTCTTGAAAACACGACTCAGCAGTTGTTCCTGATAATTGTGAGTGTTCAGCAGTAATACTAAAATTTAAAACTGAGTTTCTTTTTAACTGCGCGTTAATATCGCTAAGATCAAATTCAGCGACAGCATTTGTAGCGGTCACTGTTGTGGTTGGATCAATAGTATAATTAACACCATTAGATATTGTTGCGTCAGGAAGATCAATAAAATCTACATTTCTATTGATAAGTTTTGTAGAATAATTAAGAGCAATTTCTTGCCCGTTTTCATTAGTTATATTAAAACCATCGACATAATTTCCGTAGATTAATCTATTACCCATAATAGTTAAAGCTTGTGCTTTAGTTGGTACATTATCGTATAATCTTAAAAGCTCATCGCTTCCTAATACGGAATATATTTTACTATTATTAAACTGAAAGGTGTGTATTGAATCACTTGCCCAACCATTTTCTTCTTTATCAAATCTTTCTATTACATAAATATTATTTGTTGAAGTGTCTTTAAATAATAAATCTACCTCTTTAACTCTACTGCTTCCTGTACTAAAAGAAATGTTTACAGCATTAAATCTGTTTTGCATTCCTTCATTGTTGTAATTTTTAACACTAAACCTAAACTGTCCTGTCGCAAATGCTGGTTTAGAAAATAAAGAGATTGCACTGTATTCATTATTTTGGTATCTATATCTATAAGCAAAACATAAAAATCTATTTTCAATATAGTTTTCAGAACCAGGTAATGTAATACCATCTAAAGTCGGTGCGGGTAAAGGAATGTAAGTGCCTACGCCTGGAGTAAATTCATAACCAGGAGGTTTTACTATAACATTTAAATCTTCTTCTAATGTGAGATCTGTGCTACCATTAGGAAAAGGATAGGTTTGTCGTACATTTATTTTTCTTGGAGGATTAAGGTTGTCAGTAAAAAACAATAAATCCTCTATTTTTTCTACACCTGTTATTAAAAATTTAGGATCAAAATTAAGAGTGTTTCTTGTAATTACATGATATCGTAATGCACTGGTGTTTGTATTGAAAGATACAATCATGTCAACAATTCCACCCTTGGCATCGTAATTATTTTCATGAACAAACCAATAAATTGTTTCTTCTGCGCTGTCTTCATACGCACCTATACATTTTGCAGTAGCAGATAATGGAATATTTATATATTCTAATGTAGTAAGTTGTGTATTACCTTTACTGTTTTCTACCGCACCTATTTCCGTAGTTTCTGTAGATCCCAACCTTAAGTTCATAGCATCCACATACTCCCCAGGAGGAAGTAGTCTTTCATCTACGGATTTATTCATCCGTCCTCTGATAAAATTGGTAGTTACTATTGGCATATTACTTTATCCATTTATCCTGACCTCTTAAATTCATTAAGAGACGACCAGGATGTATATTACTTAATCTTAATTTTGCATTACGCAGCAAAGAAGACTTGTCTTTTTGAGCTCTTCTAACTACATATTCTTGCACTCCTAATCTACTATTCAAAATAGAATACTTAATATATGCGTATATAAATTCTTCAAACAATTTATTGACACTAACTTTAGAATCATCTCCACCCTCCATACCATCAGATACATATTCTAATACAATGGAAGCGCTTCCGCCTAATGAACTGAAATTAATTACACCTGCTTTTTTATCTATAGTAAATGTAGGATTTACATTTGCTGTTTCAGTATTTAAACCAAACCTTGCGCCTATTGCATAATCAAAATACCAGCGCCCATCTACGCATATTCCTTCTTGATTATTAAATATACTGTTGTCATTTAAATATATTCCTACTTTTCCTCTACTCATATCTACTTGAGAATCTTCTGGCATTAAAACATTTCCATCTTGATCAAATAAAATTTTGCTATTATTATCTTGAAGATAAGCGGAGCTCCAGTTTGTTTGTATGTTTTCTGTTAAAGGATAAAGTATACCATTTCTAAATTGTGATATTCTTACCCAGTTTACATAATCAGCAGGTAAAATAAATCTTGATTCATTTCCTACATCTAATTGTAAAATTTTAATTTCTTTCATTGCGTCATAATTCAATTCTTGAATACCACGCTTAGCATAAAATAATACTTGAAATCTATTTATGTTATTAATCAATTCATGATTTCCTTGATACATCAACATAAAATTATTTACTATTTCTTGTAATGAAATATATTGATAAGAGCCCCAATTAGTATCTTCTGGTGCATTACCATTGTTTGTATAATATTGATATTGATTTATATATGCCATCTTAACTTGTTTCTTGTGTATCGGTTATTTCTTCTTGTGCTCCAAATTTGTATACTGTTTCTTCTCTTATCTCTATACCAATGTATTGTAATATTTTAGCTACTAAATTTGGCTCATCAGATGCAGGTAGTTCAAAGTTTTGATAGTCAGCTGCACCAGGATTAAAAATTGGATCGTTGCCAGATGTACTTAAATAAGTCCAATTAGGAGCTAAAGGATATCTAATGTATTGAGTTTGTAAAGCTCCGCCTTGAGTTATTGTGTTTGGGTAAACGGTAATTGTATTACCTACCACTCCAGGAGAAGTGTTTGAGTTAGCTCCACCTAAAACATACGCAGGATATTGCGTAGTAGGATAAGTTAAATTAGAGCTTGTTAAATAAAATATTTTATTTTGATTTACTCTTTCAACCTCTGTAATATTGTACTGGTCATATATACTATATGTTTCCCCTACCGCCATTATGCTTTCACTTAAAATCAAAATAGTGTCAGACCTAACTTCAGTAATATATGCTGAAGTATTGTCTGTAGTATTTGTTAATACATCTCCTACAGAAACTGATGTTGTAAATGTTTGAGTTGAATCAACTAATTGAGTCCCAGCAGATAAAGCAGTTGATGTCCCGCTTACCTTTAAAGTGGGATAATAAAATATTTTATTTATCAAATAATAGTCTGCAGGTAAATTATATTGATTATTTTGGTTAGCAACTGGTTGTGCTAAATAAGCTGTTGCAGAAAATGTGTCTATTACTTCTTCTAAACTTTTAATAATATCTGCATATCCTGTACCTGAACTTCTTGCGTTTTCTCTATTAATCCAATTATTGTATTGATAAAAATAATCCTCATATATATCCATTTGTGCTTGTAAACAATACAAATTAAAATCTTGAGGAGAGATGTAGCCGTAGTTATTTTTGTTGGCTACAGCCATAACTGTATTCCTAACTGAGTTAATCATTCGTAAATCTTTTTACAAATATAAGCAAAAAAAAAAGAGGCCTAAATGTTTAAGCCCCTTTCATAACTGATAGTTAGTGATTACTATGCAGACCACTCTTCTTCTATTTGAGCAATAGCTGTAACAGCATACTTAGGCTCAAGTACATAGAAAGGTTTTGTCCACGCAGTAGATAGTGCATCTTCCATAGCATCAACGATACTATTTAATTGCTCTTTAGTTTTAGCTGCATCATCTGCTGTAGTAGCAGTGATTTTTACACCTAACACTTCAGAAGCTCCAGTTGCACCATGGCCTTTTACATTGTAAAGAATATCTACTTCTGTATCAGCCCCCACTTCAATCCCTAATATACTTTGTAAAGGAATTAAATGGTCCGCATCACTTAAACTAATTTTGAAATACTTCATCATAGTTAAAAAATTTAAGGGTTAAACAATACCTCAAAGATACGAAACCTTATTTATCTTTTTTTAGCTTTTTTGAAAGTAGTTTATAAGTCTCTACACCGTCATCACCCTGAAAGAATGAAGCCACTATATAGTAATGGTCTTCACCAAATGGTACTGACAATAACTTGTTTTTATTTTTTGGTAGATTGAAGTATACATCTTTACCTTGGTTCTTAAGAACTAACCAAGTATTATTAAAAAATTGTACAACATCACCATATAAGTTAAGCATAGGATCATTAACTGTTTCTAAAAAATCTTGAGGATTATCTTTAGCATATAACAATATATCTCTTTTTAATTCAGAGGTTGTCAGTCTATCGGCTGCTCCTCCCATTAAAACTCTACATACAGTTATTAGCTCATCACCTTTTAAATTTTTAGCTAATATTTGCGCATCCAATCCAAGCTCAACATAAGCTAATTGCTCAGCTGCATCTTTTTCATTATTAATTTCCTCATAAACTTTTCCGTTTGAAGGATGATAATATAAAAACTTTTGAAGTGTTTGGTTGGTTCTTGGCACAGTCAACATCCCATCCTCAAACATTATAGGTTCTAATACTGCATTGCCATCTTGTTCGTCTTCAAATGGAGACTTTTGATTTCTTGCATATCGAAGAGGTCTGTTAATTCCTTTCTCTTCATCAAACCATAATAGTGGGGATCTGCTTGTGTTTCGTGAAGCTAACATGTAAGTTAGCGGTATTCTTCTGCTTAATAATCTATACGCCTTATCTGCGTATTTTTCTTTTACTTTTTTCATTGTATTTAAATTTAATTTAATTAATAAAAAATATCAGGGGAGGAGTATACCTCCCCTAATATTAATGTTTACTTCTTATTAGTTTTGGAATAAGAAGAAGTTGTTTGCACCTAAGACACAAACTGCTCTTTCAGATAAGAAGTTAACTTCCATTGCATCCAAAGAAGATGTTCTCGCTCCACCAGCAGAACCAGTGATCCAAGTTTTATATCTTCTATCTTCAGCTTCAGAAGCTCTATATCTTACATGTAAGAATGGTCTCTTAGCGTTTTTACCAAGTATTTGGTCATAAACTGAAGTAGAACCAGCTGGAACTAATAGTCCATTGATACCACCTGCTACTAATCCACCTCTCATAGTTGGGTCATTTAGATATTTCCAATCAGACTTATAGAAGTCGTAACCTCTTCTAAATCCAGAGAATCCAAGATTAAGGGCCATTTCTTCGTCATTATCAAATAAACCATATGATGTACCACCACCTCCATAAGAGTTTTGTGTTGATAACATATCGTCAATATCAAATGAGAAGTTTCTATTTACGAAAATTACATTTTCTTCAATAGCTCCTTGCTTGTCTAATCTTTGAATAATGCTGTCGAAATCAGCTAATGATGTTGGATTACCACCACCATAAACATTTCCTCTTGCACCTACTTCAAAGAATACACCTTTAGAACCACTTAGTCCAGCAACAGACGCAGCTGCACCTGTACCTTGTAAATAGTCACCAGCACCTGAAGCTGCTTCAGCTGGAACTGCTTCTACTAAAGCTGTTTCCATGTAGTCTTCAAATCTTAGTCTTGTATCGTGCTCAGACTTTAGATACCATAAGTATCCACTTACTCCGTCTTCACCGCTTACTTCAACCCAGCCAATTTGCGCCATATCAGAACCTGATACAGAATACTTATCTTTTAAGATAATTGGCTTGTTGTCAAAGAAGAAATCATCAGATTCTAATGAACCTACCATTCCTTCAGTTCCTTTAGCAAATTCAGAACCGTAGATAAAGATATCACATGCAACTCCCGCTGCCATAGCCTGTCCAGCTGCTTCATAATAAGCTACTGTAAACTGGTTAGGGTTTGCGTTAGTTGGTCCAGCTGTAACAATCGCTTTGTTTGTTAAACTTGAACCTGGTGTGTTATCAGAAATCATAACGGTTTGTCCAACTCTAATAACATTCTTAGCATCTTTTGCTGTGTTAGGGTTAGCTAACGCAGGGTTAAAGTTGGTAAGGTTATTTGGAATCGTCCAAACTGCTCCAGAATCTGTACCCGCTGCTGATCCAGAGGTACATGCTTTGTATTTAATATGCAATCTTCCTTGCTCTGCCCATTTAATAAGGTCAGAGTTAGAAGGCATTTCTGCTCCTACCATACGGAGGAACGAACTAATGCTTCTATTACCATATCTTTCAAATTCTTTCTCGTAAGTATCTGGTAGATACTGATTCAAGAAATCAAAATCTTTGATATAATTCGTTTCAACAGGAACCTGTTGAGCGGATGGTTGTAAGTCGAAGCCAGGGCTAATATTTACTGCCATAATTTATAATTTTAATTTGTTAAACTTTTTTAATACTTCTAATTTTGAGCCCTCTACCACTTGAAGTGTCTCCTACAGCTTTAATTTTTAAACTATTTTTGGTACTTAATTGCGGGGCTCTACGAACATCCATATTGATATTCTTAGACTTTCTTGCCACATCATCAACTGTTGCGGCAACACCCTGCTCATAAAAGAATTTAGCAAACTTTTCAGGATTCATAGCTAAAGATAAAGCGCGATGGTATCCCGCAGCATCTTTCATCATCCCGTTGTTGTCAGTAAATTTTGAAACAAAATTATTAACATCAACTTGTTTGTTCTTCAATTCTTCAGCAGTACCAGGTTTATAAGTAAGAGTTTTATCATCACTAACGCTAAAATCAAAACCTTTGAAATTATCGCCAAACACTTGGTTTGTAAGTGTTTCAAAATGCTCTCTACTCTGCTGTGCTTGACTCTTCTGAGAGTTAGATTGCTCTATCATCTTCGCGTAAGCATTAAGATTGTTTTCTTGTTCATCAGATAATCCACCCCCACTTGACTCAAGAGGAACTTTATACTTATCTTTCTGCTCTTTAAAAAACTTTCTTGCTTTTGCAAGCTCTCTTTTTTTAGCTAATTTTTTCTTCTTAATATCTTTCGGTTCATCTTCTTCTTCATCAAAAGAAAATTTATCCTCTAATATATCTTGAATATCTATAGCATCAAGACCTTCCTCTTGCATACTAACATAATCAGCTAAAACAGAATCTTCGTCCATTTCATCGTAGTTCTTTTGTAATTTATAAAAGTCTTCGATGCCACGGCCTGTTTCTTTTTTATAATCGAAATACAATTTAACATCTTCTGGTAAATCTACATTTGATTCTTTCGCTTCAAATAATTCTTCAACAGAATTAATGTCTTTATTATATCTCTCTTTAATAAAATTAAGAACATGTTCGTCATTTAACTCTGACGAGGGAGTTTTTTCTTCTACAACTGGAGCTTCCTCCTTAGTTGTTTCTTTCACCTCTGCTTGAGGCTCGACCTTTTCAGGTTGTTCCTCAGTTTGATTCTCATTTTGTTGAGCTTCATGCTTTTGCAATAACTGCTCTTCAATTTCGGCTTTTGATTTTTGAGTGTTGCCGTCCACTGCTTTTACTTTTATTTCCATTAGATTAAATTTTTAAACAAAATTAAACAATAATTTTTTATTTATTTTGGGTGTTTTTAAAATGACTATAAAGGGCTTGACCCAACTCCTCCCCAAATTTTTTATCTGATTCATAATGTACGCGAGCTACAATTCTGCTCTGAGAAATATGATCTGACGCTTTATCAAACTCTGGTTTCATTTCAGGAAAAATATCAGACAAAACTAAACTTACTAATTTTGCTTGTGTTGAATGACCAGAAGGGTATGAGGGCGTTTTTGCAGATTTTAATTCAGCATAATTCAAATCTATATTATAATTTTTAGATAATATATAAGGTCTTTTTCTGCCATGATAATTTTTAAGTTTCAAAATTAATGGCTGACTCTTAGATATTAACTCTTGAACTAAAGGTTCTGGATAAATTCTTTTACGGTTTTCAAATATTTTTTTAAATACATTATTAATATTATCGTATTTGTTTGCGTAAAAAGAATTAACTGGAGTTGATTGAAGTTGTTTTATTTCTCCTAATGTTTTCAAAGAAAAGTCAGCAGGAAATTTTTTATGTTTGTATTTAGTGATATTAAAATCATCAAACATAACAATCTATTTAGGTCCAAATTCTGCTAAATCAAAACCATCTAAAGTATCCTCAGTAGATTCAAACTTTATTGGTGGTAAATTTCTTTTTCTTTGTTCTATTAGTTTAGACTGTTGTGTGTTAGCTTGACTTATTCTATCAGACTTTCCTTTCTCTCTTGCCTCTTCTCTTTTATCTATTTGAGACTGCTCAATACCTTTTAATTGCATATTATAGCTAAACTCAGTTTGCATAAGTTGAGATTTTAACAAAGCTTCATTTTTCATTTTTTCAATTTCCATTGCAATTTCAGCTTGTTTTATTTGCATTTTGGATTGAGTCTCAGCTGCTATTTTTTGTTGCTCTTGTTGAGCAGCTAACATCGCATTTTGTTGTTGCATTTCCGCAGCATTAGCTTGCTGTTGCATAGCTTGCTGTTGTTCTGCTTGAGCTTTTCTTTTACGCTTAGTTTTTAATAATTGATTAGCCATTTTAAGATTATGTATTTCTCTGATATCTAAAGCATCTTCTAAATTAATATCGTTTTTAGATAAAGCCATTTGTATATTAGCTTCTAACATAGCTCTTTCTTCTTCATCAGGCTGCAACTCTAAGAATATTCCAAAATCAAATAGATATAAATTTTTAATATCTTGTAATAAATTTAAATTGTACTTACCGATCTGCATAGCAAATTGGTTTTTAAACTCTGAATATTCTAATACATCTGCAGTTCTTAAAACAATACCTTCTGCTAATCTTTTAGTTATAAACAAACTTGCGTTTAATATATGTCTTGTTGCGGTATTAGAATTTAATGCAGCTAATTTTTGAACACCCACTAAAGCATCAGGATTAGGTGAAGTTCCATCTCTGGCTTCATTTAAACCAGTAACTGTTCTAATCATGTTTAAATAATGATTATAGTTTTGTATGAGCATTTGCATTTTTGCTCCACCACTATTAGAGGTAAGTTGTGTAATTGGAACTTTAGCATTATTAAATTCACCATCTTGAGTGAAACTTCTTCCGACCACACTACCTGTTTGAAAATAAAGCCTTAGAGCATCTTCAGGGTTATAGGCGTTACCTGTCCCTAAGTCTACCTCATTAAGTCCGTCAGCATCTATAAAAACACCGTCTGGGACCATTCTTGATATTACTTGTTGTAGTTTTAAATGAGTGACCTGTATTAAATCAGCAAAAGGAATCATTCTTCTTACTAACGATTCATACATTCCCTTATACATTCTTGGCGCACATGCTACATAATTTGGTAGAGCGTGTTGACTTGCAGACTTTGGTCTAACCATGTTTTGAGCCAGCTCCCATTTTAATAAAATGTTTGTTCCCATAACCATAATACCATCATACCATACTTCAATCTTTTTTTCTACTCTTTCAAATTTTCCTTCTTCCATCATTTCTTCTGGCGGATTAAAGGTGTCATCTTTCTGAACTACTTTGAAAGTACCGTCTGGCATTTCTTTTTTCTTGTAGACAAAAGTGTGTGTAGTCTTGTAATTAAAATATAATAAAGTACAAGTGTCTCTGTAAAATAAAGAGTTTTCGTAAAACTGAGCATTGTTATAATAATTATACCAGGATTGGCTGTATTTAGCAATCTCTTCCATATCTTCATTAGTTATGTCAGGATTTATTTTAACCAGCTCTGCCATAGGAATAGTTTTTATTTCACCCCAATAAAAACAATCTTTAAAATAAGGATCTTCTGTGTAACTGTAAACAACATTTGCGGGATCAACATAATCTAATTGTATACCTTGACCAGGTAAAAATTGATGCTTTGTCATTCCAACTCCTAAAGTCATTATATCATAGTCCACTCTCTTACGAATATCCTGATAATGATTTTGTTCTAATACAGTATCTATTGCTTCTTCAGCTGCAATTTCTACAGCTGGTTTATATTTCATTTGCATGTAAAGTTCCAGCTCCTCATTACTTTCTGGAAGCTCATCCTCATTGGTTTGAAAAACATTTAAATCAAAGTCTTCTTCAATTTGTTTGAACAAAGGCTTAGCTAACATTTCTCCTTCAATTTTTTTCTGAAAACTATCTCGCTTCTCTGCCGACATTGCATCTTCTGCAAAAGCATTTACTTTAAACAAACGATCATTTAAACCGTTTACTACAATGTCTACAAATTTAGGTATAATTGGAACGGGTGTCCAATCTAAATTAAGATAAGATAAATCACCGTCAATAGCAATTTCATTTTTATACTTAGCGACAGATTGCTCACCCCTTGCATAAAGCCTTAATCTATTAAACTCGCCCCATTGATTCAAATACCTACAAGCTCCATTATCTTTTCTAAACCATTCATATTGAATAGCCTGTCCAACTTGGAGCCCATATTCCATTGTATCTTTCTGTGCATCGGTAGCAAATTCATCTGGAAATGCAGCTGCTTTTAAGTTAACTTCTACTTGTTTCATTTATTAATAATTCGACTAACTTTATCGCTGTTATTGTATCTTGCAAAGTTAATGCTAATTTTTGTCTTTTCTTTAGTCGGTGTATATAAGTGTTTTTGATTAGCCATTATAGCTAAACCAGAACTAATTGAAGCATCATATTTAGTTCTATTGTTTATATCAAATTTAGCCCAATCTTCTAATGTTCTTTGAAAATACATACTACCCATATCACCTTCCATTCTATGTACGCCCTCTGTTTCTAATCCTATATATTTTTCTATATACGATTCTATTGCAGAAGCATGTGATTGTTTTACATCTTCTGAAGTATTTGGTATACCACCTAATTCTCTTTCAGTTTTTGAAAGTTTGTTATAATGTTTATCGGGTCTATTTAAACAGAACCCTCTATATCCTCTATTTTTAAAATGATATAATAAACGAGGTTTATTGTTTTCACATAAAATAGGCATACCATAAAAAACGCAAGCCATCAATACTTCTTCAAAAAATATTTCAGCAGTCTGTGGTCTGGCTATGTATTCTAAAAAAAAATGATTACTTGGAATTTCTTCCATACTAAACTTTGTTAAACCATGTAAAGACCCGTTAGACCCTTTACCTACCACTACTCCCGATATATCATAAGAGTCACAACCAAATGTTCCTAAATGTTCATTACCAGGAAAGTATCTATTGTTTTTCCTAATAACATTATTTTGAAGTGAGCGTTTAGGTAAGTAAGTTACAAAAAATCTTCCTCTTTTATTCGGACTCCAAACCACCTTAGTATCTTTAATTCCATTTTCCCAACTAAAAGATCCTTGAGTAATAAAATGCTCTTTAATAATTCCATCATTATAATCTATTTGTTGATACAATTTAGTTAAGTTAAATATTGACTGTTTACTTTCATCTCTAAAAGCGTGAGATTCTGTACGAGGAAATTGTCTGTAATATTCATTTAAAGCATCAGGATCATTTTTTAAAGATATAACTTCGTTTTCCCAATAATTTACAGCGCCTTGATAAATGTATTCATCGTCAATTCCAACGACCTCTTGAGCAGGAGTATCTAAGACAGGCATACCAAATTTATCTATAAATCCTTCCATGTTCCATTCCATAGGAACAAACAAAGAATATAACCCACTCTTGGTTTGACCATTTGCATTTCGTTTGGTGCAATCAGAATCATTAAAAAGATTTTTAAAATTTCTTCCACCTTTATCTAACGCATTTGAAGTAGATCCCATCATACATTTACCAATAATTTTACTTCCTAATCTCAAACAAGTTTTTGTAACACGCCAGTTGTTTAAAATGTTTTCAGGTTTTTCCCACTTACCACTTTCATCATGTATTAATAATTGTAGTTTTTCACCATCATAACTATTATCCGATGTGTTTTTCCAATCAATAGTAGTGTCCAATCCTTCCAATACTTCTTCTTCAACATTAAACATATTTTTTTTTGTTATTTTGGAAGCAGGAACTCTATAAGCTAATTCTGTTTTAGGCTTATCCATACCATCTTGTATCGGTTTAAAAAAGAAAGGATAGTTATTTGAGATAGGAACTATTTTATCTGTAAACATTTTTTTCGCATCAGATCCAGTTTTAGATAAGATACCTATTCTTGCATTTTTAGTTATAGTTCCCGTGTTTACTCCTTCACACGAACTCATAAAAGAAAAACCTGAACGCCTTATTTTTAAATAACACATTCCAAAACTTCTTTTATCAGCCTTACATGCTTCCCAAAAAATATAAAAAATTCTATTTGCCTCTCTATAATCTGGATAACCTACATCTATTTTGGTCCATTGTAAATACATATAATGTGTACCTGTAATATAAGTAGGTATACCATTATTCATAAACCAAAAACCTTCTTCTCTTCTATTGAACTCTTCTTCAATATAATCAACCCATTGATTTTTAAAATTTGAAGGAGCTTCGTGCCATTGAAATATAGTAGAAATTCGTTTTAAAACAGGAGGTATAGGATTTACTTCCCAATATTGTTCAGACTTTTTATCAGACCTTTTAAATATTTTAGAGGGTACGGCTGGTAAAGCAATTCTTAATCCTGATACAAAAATAATATCTCCTATCGTTCCATTTTTAGAAATAACAACAATATCATATTTTTCATTATATCCATACTGCCAAGTTCTCGCTTTATTTTTACGAGTTAAAATACTTTGTGGAATAAGTCCTTTACAAAGATTATATAAACTATTTTGATTTAGATTCTGCAAAGCCTTTAGGTAAATTATTAGTTTTTACTTCTCGTCCCTCAAGTTTATCTCTTTCCTCATCTATTCTTTTTAAAATTTCAAAAGCATCAAATATAGCAAGCTTTTTTGTAGCGGCAGCATTTTTTAATCTATCAGCTGCTAATTCATCATCCATATCTGGTTTGATAATTTTTTCTTTTGCAACATCAATTAGTTCTTTGACCGCCTTTTCACCAGCTTTTATTATTTCTAATTTAATTACTTTTGTGTCCATTTTTCAAAGTTATATTATTAGTATACATTCGATATAATTTCTCACCTTCTATTTCAAATTCATACTCACTGTTTGGTTGAAAAGAAATTTTATCACCTGTATTTATATTTAATTTTTTTAATTGATCATTTCCATATTTTAATATTCCCCATAATGGCTCCTCCGACTCACCTGCTACTTCAATATATTTTTGTGTCATAGGTATAGGTTTTACAAAACAATACTTATCATGACTAAACCACTTTCCATCTTGCTTATACATATAAAACTGAAGTGAATCTACTAAAAATAAGTCATCAATTAACCAACTTCTGCCGCTTTTTTGTCTACCATAAATATCATTATAATATTTAAAAACATTATGATGAACCACCAAGGTATCACCAATTTTAATTTTACCGTTATATTTTATAGGGATATTAACTACAGTAGCAAAGCGAGTAGAAACCGTATGGTCTTCTTCCGATGTGCTGGTAAAAAACTTTTTATCACCATAATACTTAATGTTATCATAACGCCTATCATTATAGGGTTTTACTATGAAACAATAAGGTGATTGCATTTAAAAGTTTATATTAAATTCTAAAGATATTGGTAGTGTATTTTTAAACTCTTTCCAAAGAAGTATTTCTTCAGTTTTTATAATCCAAATTTTATAGGAGTCCTTTTCATGGTCATGCTGAATTAAATGAATTTTATAGTTACCCCCTAATACATCTTGCCCTACAATATAGTGCATTGCTCCAGACTTATAGTCTGCACCTATAGAAATTTTTCTTATGTCCATTTAATTAAAATGCTGAGCCTACTGTTAAGACTCTATAAAATACATTGGCATATAAAGTTCCTGATCCCGTTGAAGGGTTTGCTTGTGCACCCAAAGTTAGCGCAGTATTCTGAGGTATAACCTCGTTTGTATTTGGAACCTCAGGTTTAAAAACTGCATCAGTAGCTGAGTTGATTGTAGCCGAACTGTTAGGTATCGAAGCTATTTCCTCACTACCTATTTTTATAGGTAAAGAACCTGTGCCATAATCATACGCTTGTGATCCTGCATCTAAATAAAACATAATGCTAATTACATCAAGAACTTTTCCAGCTCCTGGAGCTGGAACAAGAGTAATCGCTGTATCTGCTAATGTTAATAGAGATCCTGTATTAATAGTTGTTTTAGTAACATTTGTGTCTACCCCAAATAAAGCTTGAATTTGCGCAATAGTTGCAGTCTTAGTAACCAGATTGTTTTCGGCATCTGTGATTACTAAATAATCTGCTGCATCTAAATTAGTTATTGAGGGATACGCTACGGTGTTACTTATCTTTGCCATTAGGTTTTTCTATTTCTGGTTCTTTTACTTCTCCAGTTCTTAAATCAATTATGGCTGATTCACCATAAACTTCTATTAGTTCTTTTTCTACCTCTGCGAACTCTGCTTGTATACCATCTACTTCACTTGATGATTTTAAAATTCCTAAAACTGCATCTGCAATTTTAACTTTAGTTTGTAAAAACTTATTGTTTAAGTCCTGAACTTTTTTTAATTCTTCGTCTTTTAACTTTTTTGCCATTGTATTAAATTTAATTGTTATATATAATTACAAATATAGTAAAATAATTTTATGGGTCAGGCTGGTCACATTCGTTAACACTATCTGTACAACTTGAACCTTGCACTACACCTGAGGCTCCTATCTGAATATAATATCGAGAACCACCACCTGAATACAAGAATATATATCCTGCTGATGCTACAGTTGTACCTGTTGCAGATGTATATACTTTGTCTCCTGAAGCAGGATAACCATTGTTACCATTACAACCTGATGTATTATCAAAATGATAGCTCTGATTTACAGCTGGAGCAGTATTTGGACTACCAGGACAAATGGAGCTAAAGTTTGTTACTGATGAACCTAAGAAAGCAGTTCTTGAATTTTGACCACTTCCAGTGGATGTGATTGTTCTGTCTGCATTGTTTTGCAATCCCGCTATGTAATTTATATTTTGATATGTAACTTGTATATACCAAGGAGCATTAAATGTTCCTGAGGTTACCTGACCGCCTGAAGAATTTCTCATAACAAAAGGCCTATTTAATCTTGATGAAACATCAGTGGCTTCATTGCCATGTTGGTCGTAAGGCCTTTGAGCTTGCCAGAGCCATGTTCCATCTCGAGATGCTATGTCCTGAGGCATTTTTCCCCAAAAATCATAAGAACGATTATTTCCAAACATTTGACAATTAGAAGTTGGTGAAGCTGCCTCACACCATCCCCAATACACCGCTCCCATATTTGGGTTAGTTCCAGTACTTTTCCATACAATTATATCTTTTACAATAATAAGTGTGTTTGTTCCTTGAGCTGGAATTAAAACAACTCCATTGGTAAACCAATTATAGAACCCTGCTCCTTCTATTTTTATAGTTTCTATTCTATTATGCTCAACGAATTTTCCACTACTTCCAGCAGCATAAGTATATTTAGGTTGATTCTCAGAACCTGTGATTCCAAAAAACTCACCACCTCCGTATGCTCCAGCTTTTATATATGTGTTGTCTTTGTCTACAAAAAATTGTTGTTCATTACAATTTAATCCTTGCGTGTTAATTGTTCCTACTACTTCAAAAGCTGAAGTAGGAGTTATAGTTCTATAACCTACTCTTCTGTTTTGTGTATCCACAAATAATGTAGCTGTGCTGCTACTTGTTGGATCGCCTAATGTTATTGTGTTTGTTCCAAAAGTGATGTCTCCATCACCAATAGATGTACTACCTGTAAATTTAGCTACCTTGCCTGATGTTCCGCTACCCGAAACACCTCCACTTGGAATAGTTGGAAATGTAGCAACACTACCATCACCTCTTATATATTGAGAAGTAGTTCCAGGTAAACTAAGTGTGTCCGTAGTTAATTCTGAAGTAGACGCAGAGGTTCTTAGTAATGAACCTATAATAGCATTATCAGAACTGTTTCTTAATATTAACCCTAAAGCATTTGTAGATGGAGAAGATATAACACTTCCTTTAAATATATTGGCTGAATCTTGAGTAGTAGAACCTACAGTTCCTCCTTCTACAGCACCAGTAGCGCTTACACTATCAGCATATAAAGTTCCAGTTATTGTAACCCCTGTATCTTCTGTTTCTAATTTTTTAGAATTATCATAGTATAATTCAACAGCAGCATCATCTTCACATACTATATATGTTTTATCATTTGTTCCACCACCAGAAGTTAATTTAATACTGTCCGCCCTTAAAAGTAAATTTCCATTTTGATTTTCATGTTGAATAACACTATTAGCAGGGGATGCCGTTATATCATAAAATATTTTAAAATTAGTATTATTAAATTGAATTGTAGGGGATACAGGAGAGGTCCCACTTGAACTAAGTTGAATTTTATCACCGTTAGTTACCGAAATATCTGTTCCTCCAGTTGTATTACCATTACTTAATACTTGAGCTAAAGTTTCATTACCTGCTCCTATGTCGGTCTTAACCTCTGCAGGTGTTTTTTCTATAATATTTCCACTTGAATCTGCAATTAAATAATAAGCAGAGGTTCCAGTGTAAGTACCACTACCATAGTCTTTAAGTTCTAATTGTTTGTGTAGGTTAACACTTTCAGATCCTGAAGTTGTTACAACCTCAATCATAGGGTTATTTCCAGCAGCACCTAATTTAAGGCCGTTGCCTGCATAATTGTACATAAACCCAAAGCCATCACCATCATCATCCCAACCAAACTCTACCTTAGAGCTTCCATCTTGTGATATATTAAAAGCGGGGTCTCCTGAAGTAACCGAGGAAGGTTTATCAATTATTAGTCTTTCACCATCTTCGACTACTATTTGATTTAAGGTATTTGTAGTAACGGTTTTAATAGGAGAATCTTCTATACCTGTTCCCCCTGTAGCCCACATTGTTAAATTTTTTGCAGTACCCGTTCCAGTCACTGTTCCACTACCTGCTCCTATGTCACTTTTTATTTGAGCTTTTGTTCTATATTTTAACAATCCACTTTCTGATACTACTATACCTGTGTATGTTGAATCGGCATCAGCATTAACGGTCAGCGTTAGTGTGCCGTCTATACTCATGCTACTTAAGTATGAAATCGCCATATTTAATTATATTTAAGATACTTTCGTAACTAATACTTTTACTCCATTGGTTGCAATAGCTGAGTTTGTTGATATAGTTACTGTACCACTGTTTGCTGCTGTTCTTACACTTTCTGCATAAACTGTATCTCCTGATGAGGTATCATACAACTGAACCATTACATCAGTTCCTAATTGGTGATTTACAGTATATGTAGTAGGTGTACTTCCTGTACCTATCAATTCACTATACTGCTCATTTGATGCAATACATGTACTAACTGCCGTACAGAAATCACTAACTTGTGATGCTGTAATGTCAATATCTTGTTCAGCAGCTGATTGTGCAACACCAAACTTATCAAAGTTTACAGTGACAGTTTTACTTGCACTACCATAATTTTGTGCTGTTATACTCTGATCAATTAATTGAATCCATCCATTTGCAGTTGCAGTAAATACAGCATTATCAAATCCAGCAACACCTTTTTCTGTTGCTCCATCTGATGCACCTACTCCAGCAATATTTTGATCTTGTAATACAATAGTGTAAGCTGTAGACGCAGGGTTGGTGCTTGCTGTAATTGCAGCGTTAGCGAATATTAAATCACCTACTTCAACGCTTACCGTCTGATCACTAAATGTAATATCACCATCTACTGTAACTACAAAAAAGTCACCAGTATCTAACGCGATATTACTGCTTCCACTAATATTAGGAGAACCTGGATCGTTTGACGCATCGTATCCTCCTTGGAATACACCAACTCCAGCTGCTATAGCTTGAACTTGTGCTAAGTTAACACCATCTGTACTACTAACACCTGTTGCTACATTAGTTAGTTTTTTAGAACCTATACTTAAATCAGCAGTTGGTACACCAAACTCATTTAAGTGTATATTAGATACTGCAATTCTTTGATTTTGCTCATTGTTTGAATCATAATAAATTAACTCATCTGAATCTGGATCATCTAATGCAGTTATATTTTGGACTCTTGCTAATTTCAAATCCATCGTTACCGTGTCTGTTGCAGAAACAACTGGCAAAATACCCGCATCAGCAGCATTTGCTGCTGGAGCAGTAAAGGTTATTGTATCTCCATTACCTACTGTTTCAGTAGTTGTTCCATCACTAATGTCAAAACTTGACATTGTTCCACTTCCTGAAGCTGTAATTGTTATTGTCCCCGAACCATTATCTACCGTAGAGATACCCGTACCTCCTGCAATAGTTATTGTTCCTTGATCCGCAATAGTTGATGAACCAGAGTCACCCGCTGTTCCAATATTATTAAAAGGAAGGCTGTTTGTAATAGTTAACTTTGGTCCTGAGGCTTTTGTAAGAGTTATACCTGTACTTGCTATAAAGTCCACAGTTGCTCCTGAGCCTACTGAAAGAGTTGAGCCTGAAGTGTTAGCGTCAAGTTTCCAACCAGAATAGTCGTCAAAAGCACCTATAGTAATAGTTTTAGTATCAGTACCTGTAACATGACCCGTAGAGTCTACGGAAACAGTAGGTACTTCAAAATTCCCACCAGAACTTAAAGAAGCTGTTGTGGTTGAATCAGATTGAGTTTGAGCATCGTGCTCAAGAGTTACTGTTCTTGTTCCGCCAACACTACCTGTAATTTTTGTTCCACCCACTACATCTACTTGTTCTCCATTACTTACATCTTGAGCAGTACCACTTGTTGATCCTATCTTCCAAGAAGTCATTGTTCCACTTCCAGAAGCGGAAATTGTAATCGTACCGTCTGGATTAGATACAGTTGAAATTCCTGTACCACCTAAGATAGATAGAGTATCACCATCAGTTATAGTCGTGGTTGCAGTATTTGTATCTGCCGCTACTTCAAACGAACTCATGGATCCTGTTCCAGCCCCAATATCTGAACGAATTTGTGCTTTAGTTCTGTATTTTAGTAATCCACTTTCTGATACTACTATACCAGTATATGTTGAGTCACTATCTGCGTTTACGGTAAGCGTTAGCGTTCCGTCTATATTGACATTAGATAAATATTTTATTGCCATAATCTTTTATTTTTTTTAATTAAACACTGCAACTCCAGTAAAATTAGCATTAAATGTAAGCTTTACTCTATCTACATCTAAATATTCCACCTCACAATATACTATATCAGTTGGGTTAGTTGGAGTGCCCTCGCTAACCTCTACCGCTGGAAACTTATTTAGGTTGTGAGTTACTATATATTGGTCTGAACCACTTAGCTGTGCACTCACAAAATTTTTATCCGCAGAGCTTCCACTATATTGTAGCAAAGATATAAAATAATCTTTTTTATCTGTTAAGCCCCCGTTACCTGCAATATAAGTTAATCCTATATTATAAAAATTCGTAGACCCTTGTAATAAAGCTGATGAGTTCCATGTAAATATACCCCATTGGGTTATGTCATCACATTGAGTTATTAACACATCAGAAGCAATTAATGGAGCAGTATACCAGGTAGATACATCAATTAAAAGTCCACCTGTGTTTTCAGCAAAGGCACTTAAAACAAAAGTTGTAATACCTGAATAAGGAACATTAAATGCACCCCCGTTTGCAAAAGTGATTGACTCATTAGGTCTTGGATTACTTCCAGTTGGGTTTATCATATCATATTGATATCTAAATAACTGTGACTCTGCTGCTGTTTTATTTATAAAATTAGCAACATCTTGAGCTGTAAAATTTTTAGTTTGAAAATTATTTTGAGAATCCGAACCAATCCATTTATCAGCACCGACAACATTCGTGTCTTTTACATATGTAGATATTCTTGCCATTAATTATTTTTTTATTGATCTTCCTTTTTCATACGACCTGCCTCCGAAATAAGCTGCAGTTATTGTAATCAAAAGCATTTTTAAAAGTTCCTTCCATTCGTCATCAACTGCAAAGTTAATAAATCCTGAGTCAATAAAGATAAGCAGAACTGTAGATACAAATAAAAAAATAAGTGTTAAAGGTCTTACTGATTTAGATAATTTATTGTCTGATGCCATATCAGACTTCCATCTTTCTGTTACATTTTTTTGTTGTTCTGCTTCTGCTTGAATAAAAATTTCTGTCATTTGTTTTTCAAACTCAGCCTTTTCGTCTTTTGTTCTGACAAATTTATCCACTATACCCGTTAGTTTATCAGCCACACCACCAGCGGCTCCTCCAAATATTTTTGCTAAAATTTCTTTCATATTACCATATATTGAGTTTTGCCATTTTTTTTGTAAGCTTTTAAACATCTATTTCTGTTTTCTTGCGCATCTACATAAGAGACATGTATCCACGCAGGATTTTCATCGGTTCCAAATTCCCATATCATTTGATCAAAATCTAAATTGGCTCTTATCCAATCAAACATTTGAGCGTTTGAAGCATGACCATATACATCGTCCAGATCCATCGCCTCCCCCTTACAATGTTGACTGGTAGGTTTGCCGTTTTTTGTAGCACCGCCTACAGCTTTATTTAAAGCTGGAGATCTAAAAAATGAATTAATTTTAATAGGTCCACCTACAAAAACTCTTAACGGCTCAAATATCATTTCAGCAATAGTTAACATGCTCGCTATTTGTTCTGGGTTAGGTTTGTTTTCTATTCCTAATCTTTTAGCTGTATTAGAATGTATAGCTTCAGCCATTGTTATATGTGGGGATAACCTTTCCATTATAATCTAACATTTAACCCGACACTACTATTATATATTTCAGAGTCCCAAAATTTAGTATATTCTCCTTCCAAGAATATACCAAGTGTTTTTGTTATTTTCCATCCGACTATCAACCCGCCTTGATAATCACTCCACTGTTCACCTTTCAGTAAATTGTTGTGGCCCCCGAGCCCCCAACTATCGCGATGTAAGTAGCTGAAGTCGACATTACCCTTAAAGTATTTATGATATGGTAATATCCAGTTAGCATAGGAGTGAATCCAATACTTAGGTTTGTAGTGATAAAAATCAAAACCTACAATAGGAGCGTACTCAGCAAAAGGATCTAATAACGCCCATTGAGCTTGATTAAAATCGTTCATCAACGAGCCAAATATACGATCCCGAAAATCACGATCACCATAGGCTACAATTTCACCTTGAGGGTTTCTCCATATCCAATCATAAAAAACATTACCAGTGTTAATATCTGTATAAGATGTGAAATGATCAGTATACCCATATTCAAATCCTAAAGTATACCAATAATTTGCGGGGTTTCCATTTTCATCTAATTCATTTAGCCACAATTCTATTGGATTATATCCAAAAGCTTTTTGATGTGTTCTTGCGATAACTCCCGCAGAGATACTAAATTTTTTACCTATCGGCAGGCGAGCTCTAACTTCGGCACTCTGATATTTAAAATCTATATTTCCAACTTCTCTTTGCTCTATTTTAACTATATGATATTTTCCAGTATGTCTTAAGAAATATCTTGAGTTAGTAAAAACATCAGATCTTTGTCTTTGTTTTTCCCAATGTAATAAATACTCAAAACCCTGAACAGCTGCTGTAGGAGCTGATAACGCTTTATTGTTTTCAGTTCCATCATAGTAGTTTCTACCTTTAATTTCATAATCAAATCTGGCTAATTTTCTTACACCAAAGCCAGCTCTATAATCAAAGGGATGATAAACAGTTTCATCCACAACTTGTGGAACTGCATATAAATCGTCAGGATTAGTTCTAATAAAATAATCAGGATAAGGAGTTTCATAAGCATTTCCTATATCTCCTGCCACATAAACAGTGGCGTATTTAAAAATATCTTTGTAAAGGTTTTTAAAAAAATTTTTTGCTTTATATTTTTTTACAATTTTGTTTTCTACCTTTTTATCTGTATCTATAACTTGAGAAGATACATTTAAAGTTAATAGTATAAATATTAATGTTATTAATTGCTTCATATTTAAAATTTGCTTTCTATTATTTCTTCAATTTCTTTTTCAATTAATTCGATTGTATTTTCTGGCAGCTTCAATGAAATGCCACTCTCCACTCTAATCACCTCCTCACCATTATGGTAAAGGATTATAGTAGGAAGGTATTTGATTTTTTCTTCATCAAATACTTCTTTTTTTTCTATAATACTAAATGTATGAGTGCTATGTTGTTTAAAGGACTTAAGAGAAACTTCTGCTTCTTTTGTAAATGGTGCACTAAATTGTACTATTGAAATTTCCTCTTTGAAATCTTGAGCAAAAGTCAACATAGGAAATAACATTAATACTATCCATGGTTTCATTTTTTTCTACTTATTTCGTAGAGTCTTTCATCCATTTTAGCTAAAGACTCTTTTATTTCATTTACATCATCCTTAATGTTAGTTACATCAGATTGAATATTATCAATGGTGCTACGCACCAATTCGTCCTTATATTGAAATTCAATAGAACTTACCTCAGGTTTGGGTAATTCCATTGCTGTTTGAATTTGAGCCTGTAATGTAAAGTACATACCTACGAGTGATGAAAAACCTATAGCCATTGCTACCATTTCCTTTAAGCTTAAAGTAAACTTACTTTCTGGTGATAGATTTTTTTCCGCACTCATTACTTTACATATATATAGTTAAATTTTATATTATTTCCCCAAGAGTGTGTTTGTGTCCACATAATTATTTCTTATTTGATTTTTTTTTGTTGCCGAAAAATAAATAAGCTAAGCCTCCAAGAGCAGCAATTTTTGCTAACCCAGACCCCACGCCAATATTTAATCCTTTTTGTTGACCACCTCCCATTAGTTTTGAAGCACCTCCCATTAGTTTTGGTTTCTTTATTGACATTTTAGGCTTTGTTCTTTTAGCAAGTGTAGCAGCTCTTTTTTTAGCCAATTTTTCTTTGTTGGCTTTTATTATTTCAGCTTTACTTTTCATACCACCCTTTTTACCAAACTTTTCATAAAAGTCCAGTTTTGCAGATGATTCTCTTCCTGGCACTTGTCCCATCTTTCTCATAGTTCTTGTTAGATAAATACTATCACCTTGAGTTTTAGCCTTTCTTACATTAAAACTTTTTTCTGCTTCTGTTACCAGCTTTTTATCAATATCCTTGTTAGATTTTTTAGGTTTCTTTTTAGATAAATAAGGTTTTTGAACTCTACCCGCTACTGGTTCAACTGGTTTTTTAGGTTGTTGAACTTTAGGTTTTTTCTTTAACTGCTGAGCTATACCAATAACATTACTAAGTATACCTAAAGCACCTGCTGCTTTCCCTAAACCTTCGCCTTTAGGAGCCGCTGATTCTTTGGGCTTTACCATTCTTCTTTTACTTTTATGTAACTTACTCATTTTAGGTTTTATTAATTTATTAATTTACCAAATCGCTATACAAACTTGATTTAAAATCGAAGCACTACTTCCATTTACTCGTAATTTTTTTACTTGAACAGGTAAGTAGTTTCCTACTTTAAAATTTTTAAATGTTACAGTGTTAGGAGATTGCACTGATCCAGTAACAGTGTCTACACATACATCTACATACTCATCTCCAGCTCCAGATATTGTAGCGCTTGATCCAATATATAGCAAACACCCTGAAGACGATTCTATTCTTTTTTCAAATATTGGCCCACCTTGAAACACTATATAAGTATCATTGGGGGAGTTTTGAAAAATATCAGCACTTAGGGTTAATATAGTAGAACTATCAACTGCAGTAACTGTTGCAATAGTTCCAGTTGCTGTATTGTATACAATATCACCAATTACAACATTTGAAAAGTCAGCACCCACATCGACAAGCTTGTCGGTGGTATTTGCTGTATTTGTTCCTGTCACTTGTGGACAGCCAGGATAAGGAATTGGTATTGAATCTGCGGCTATAACTTGAAGTGCTAAGCCAGTGTTTACGGTTATTTTTGGATATGCCATTTTTTTTTATTTAGAGGGTTAAAAATCTCTTTACTTTTGGTAAGGAAAAACTCGATTTAGAGTATCCCTACGCTTTCCACAACCGCAGTCTTCTGCTCCAGTTGCTTTTACAACTCTTGTGACTACATTTTTAATACCAGTAGCCGTGGTAAATTTTTCTATAGTATCTCCCAAACCTCGGGACTTTTCATTTAATTTCATTTTTTTATTTTTTACAAATACATTCTGCCACGGGGCAGTTATTTACATTTACTACTAATTTAGATATTAACCAATTCCACTTGCATAATAGTTTACACCAAGCTTTTTGAATCCAATATCCTAATTTTACTAATAGTTTTCCCATTTTTTTTCTTCTTTTGGCGAGGGCAACCTTGTAATTTTTCGAGGCTTGTAAGGATAATGTGTTACACTACCTGCAGTAGCCTTTACTTCTTTTGTTTTTGCCTTCGCAGTTACTTTTTTTGCTGCGACTTTTTTTACTGGCGCAGCTTTCTTTTTTGCTTTTGCCATTGATTTAATTTTATTTTCTCTTACACCCAAAGTTGTTCGCGTAGTTAGCCATTTCAACAACACCTTTAGAGTACTTTTTTTTACTCTTCATTACTGCAGAAGCTGCACTACACGCATCTTTGAAACCGTTTGCCTTTGCCCACTTAGTGAACTTGCCACGATTTTGTTTTTTAATTTGTGGAAATGCCATACTACTTGCTGATTAACTTTCCTAAATGTCCTTTTACACTTTTAGGATAATGCTTTTCATATTTCATAGAATGATCTCCGCCATAAGCATGTCCGTATATTTTTTTAGACATTGCTTTTGATTCATCTCTACGGTCTTTAAAAGACTGAGATTTTTTTCCATGCTTGGAACCTAAAGATTCATCAAGTCTTGAATTATAACCTTGTGCCATAACTATAGTTTTAAATTATTATAAATACAAATATACTAATATTTTCCTTGTCTATTTTGGGGAGAACTTTTGGTGCTACCTCCTTTACCTGCCCATAAATTTTTACAAGCCCAGTAACGCGCAGTTAGTTTAGATTTTGCTGATCCGCACTTATGTCTTGCTCTGAAACTTTTCCTTGCAGCTGATGAATAATTATGTCCATATCCTTTTGCTCCAAAGTGTATAAGCTTTTCTTTTCCACCCTCACAACCTTTAACCATTTTTTTCTTACCTGCTCGGTTAGATGCTCTGGGTTTATTACATGGCATATTTTTTTTAGACATAACACTAAGAGTTTCTTACTTTAGCTGCTGGTGTATTAGCAACAAATTGTTTTCCTTTACTACCTTCTCTTTTTTTCTTACGAGCTGTTTTAGCTAATTGTCTTTTGGATAAAGCTTTTGCTTTTGCCAAAGGCAAACATCTGTCTGGGTTTTTTTTATTTTTAGATGTACCGCATGGTCCTTTTATTTTTCCGTCACGACCTATTCGTACCCAGTTTTGTTCACGCCATTTTTTCAATTCTCCCATTAGTGATGTGCATCTTGCTCCCACGGTAGATTTCTATCGTGAGGGTTTATTTTACTTGAAGGTATAACTTGAATAGGAGCATAAGGTGTTGGTCTATAATAATAATTATTATGATCAAATCTCATCTCACCTCTTTTCATTTGTTTCAAATGGTCAAGTTCATGTTTGACTGCTTTTCTTTTTAAAGCAGGAGACATATCTTTCTCAATATCAATAACACCATTAGGGTTTATTTCACCCAATGTATATTTTCCAAGTTTCTTTTCTTTTACGATATAATCTCCAGTAGAATACTTATCACTAAAATCAAGAACCTGTCCTAATGTTTTTAGTTTAAAAGGCATCTTATGATGGTACTACTTTTTTAAAAATTTTTTTTAAATTTTTGTAATTAGCTTTTTTAACTTTATCTTTCTTTTTCTTAATAGCCATTTGTTTTCTGTACATAGAATTAGTAACGCTATCTTTTCCTTTTGCTATAGCTTTACTTATTTTATTATCAAGAGCACCTTTTTTTCTTTTAATAGCTTTTTTCTTTCTGGCTATTTTCTTTTCAGACTTCTTAGGTTTTACACCTGCAACAGTTACATTTCCAGGTCCGTATTTTTTATTAAACTTTTTTTGAATAGCTTTTACTTTTCTTGGGGAACTCTTTTTATCAGGGTTCTTCATAACTTTTTTAGCTTTTCTTTCTATAGCTTTTGATTTAGTAGCTGACTTAGATGCTTTTAGGGGTTTTTTTAAATCCTTTAATTCTTTCAGAGTTTTTTTAGATTCAGAAAGAACATTTTTTCTTTCAGCTAAACTTATCGCACCAGACTTATAAGCTTTTCTTGCACCGCTTTTAATTTTTCTACGCGCTTTGTTGTACTTGTCTTTTTGTAAAGCTTCTTGTGCTTGAGTAAGTTTTTTCTTAGCTTTAGTTTCTTTCTTCTCAATCTTTTTATAATAAGGGTCTTGTGACATTAAAGGTTTTTTCATAGCCATCTTAGGTTTCACTTTTACTTCTTCCTTCTTTTTTCTTTTATATCTTTGAGGCCCTTTAGGTCCTGCAAGTCTATTTCTATATTCAGTTTTTGTTTCACCTGGCTTTATAGGCATAGACTTAAACTTTCCACCACGCAGCATAGGTTTTTTCATCATAGCCATCTTAGGCTTTTTAGATTTTAAAATTTTCATTCGAACCTCTTTAGGTAACGAATCAAACCCAGGATTTAACTTAGGTTTTTTAGATGCCATAGCTGTTGACATTCTAACTTTTTGAATTGCGTTTAACATGGGCTTTTTCATAACTGTTTATTTATTTTTTTATTATGTTTAAATTTTGTCCTGTAGTCTTAACTTTTTGAAGGAGTTCATTTCCTTTATTTTTAATTCTATTTTTAAAATCTTCTCTCTTTCCCCTTCTACATGCAGCTAAATCCATTTGCTGTTGTTTTTTTACTTTAGGGTCATCAGAAAACCTTGCTGGTTTTTTTGAATCATTAGGGTCTTTTCCTAATACTTGAAATTTACATTTATTTGGGTTTGCCATAATTACTTTTTCTTTTTAGAACCCTTTGCGTAATTAGGGTCTTTACAATATTTACTTGCCGCCATGTTTGCATACGCAGACGGATACTTATCAAATGTTCTTTTTGCCCAAGCAATTCCTGCTGGACAAATACTTGCCTTTGGTTTTCTCATTGACATCTTTGTCTTTTTTACTGGCAGTGGGCCGCCTTTTCCATCATCAGGTAAAAAATTATATTTTTTAGCTAACTGTTTTTTGGTTAATTGACCACCATACGCTTTTTGTGTATTAAGTAAAGCACCACCAACACCAAGGACTCCAGCTGCTGCTTTCTTACCAAATCTTTTAAGAAGACTTTTTCCGCCCTCTATAATAGCTTTCTTTTTTGTACTCATCTACCTTGTCCTCTATATTTAGTTCCGCTATAATATTTTCCTGACTTCTGATTTGTATTTCTGTTTTTACTATGAATCCCTGGTCTTTTTTTACGAGAACGGAAAACATAGGTGCTTACATTTTTACGAGCCATTAGATTTTATTATATCTTTGAACAAAGATAATTAATTTAATCAAATTTATTTTATGCCAATTATCATTCGCAACAGCTCACGAAAGCAACCCGAACACGATTATTTGAAATACTGGAAAGTAATTAAGTATTGGGCTCTGCGTAAATATGAAATAACTACAGGTGAATTAGAGTTAATGTTATTTTTATATAGCGAACATTTATTTAACAAAACAAAGTTTGAAGAGTACAATGAACTTATGTCTTGGAACAATAACAGATTTTATGATTTAATAAAAAAAGGTTGGATACATAAGTGGAGACCTAAGAAAGGTAAAGAAGCTGCGTTGTATGAACTTACATATAAGGGTAAAAGAATGATCAACAATGTTTATGCCAAATTAAATGGCGAGGACATTCCTGAAAACCCAGTCAATAATCCTGTATTCAAACATGATGTTAAGTATAGAGATAAAGTATTTAGAAACTATATAAAAAAAATTAATAAAGAAAGCAAATCATAAAACTACAACCACATCTCTTTCTTCAATCACAGTATAAGTAGAGTCTTCAATAACCATAGAATGTCCTGCTGCCTTGTCAAAAAATATTACATCATTTTTTTTAACGGTATCTACATTTGTTCCTGGATTTACAACTATAGCTTTGTGGTATCTTAACGAAGACATGTCTTCATTTGAAAGTAACAGACCTGATTTAGTTTTATACTCTTCTGTTATTTTTTTTATTACTATATACTTATTTACTGCTTGCATATGTTTTCACTTTGTTGGAAACAACATAGCCTCTGCTTTGTAAATATTTAATTGCTTCTTCTTCTTTTTTTCTTTCTTCCCTTGCTATTTCAAATAAATAATTATGTATTGGCATGATATTATATTTTAGTATTAATTAATTTAAATCTTTTTCCTTTTTCTATTCTTCGACTGTCTTTGAAATATTTATCTAACTCTATAGTGTTTTTTTTATATAGACTATCTAAGAATTTTTTTTGTTTGTATTCAGCAACAAACTTTTTAGTCTTTGACTCGGGCATGGGTAATAATAGCGTTAGTTGATAATATTGTAGTAGCTACACTGCTCGCATTAATCAAAGCATTCTTTGTTACCTTAAGTGGATCTATAACTCCAAGTTTAAATAAATCTCCAAACTTTTCATTCTTTACATCATAACCATAATTCTTTTTTGTGTTATCATTTATTTCTGATAATATATTTTCTGGTTTGATGCCTGCATTTTCTAAGATCTGAACTAATGGTTGTACAATAGCTTCTCGAACTATATTACATGCAGTGTTATAATCAGTATCATCGTTGTTACTAATTATAGTTTTAGAAGCATTATATAAAGCAAGTCCTGCTCCAGCAACTATACCTTCTTCAAGTGCGGAACGCACAGCACATACCGAGTCATCGACTCGGTCAAATTTTTCTTTTAGTTCCACATCAGAGTTACCACCAACATATATACATCCAATAGCTCCAGCTAAACTTGCTATTCTCTCATCAATAAACTTTCTTTCTTGTGGAGTCTCTGTATTTTCTTTCTGAACTCTAAGCTCAGCTATTCTCATTTTAAGTTCTTCGCTTGGTTCATTATTCGTAATGAGAACAGAATTGGATTTACCTACAATAATTTTATCAGCTTTTCCTAAGTCTGTTTCTGAAACCGTAGATAAATCATCACCCGTTTTTTCTGATAGATACTTAGCTCCTAATGTTAAAGCAATATCTTGCATAAGCTCATGCTTCTTATAACCAAAGGAAGGAGTTGGTATATTACATAGCTTCAATCCATTTCTAACAACATTCGCTGCAAGTGTATTTACCACATTCGTGCCTAAGTCGGCAATGATAAGCAAGGTCTCATTTTTTTGAATGATCGGTTTTAATACATTTTCAATTTGAAGTATGTTGTTAATGTCCTGGTCGCATACAAGCACCCGTACATTCTCCAATATACACTCGTCCTTCTTTTGATTATTTATAAATAAGTTTGAAGAATAACCTCTATCTACTTTAATTCCGTGTGTAACTTCCGCGTAAGTCTCGTGGTTTTGAGATCTCTCTACCGTAACGATTCCATCTTTACCAACTTGCTGGTAAGCATCGAATATTAATTTCCCAATCTCCGCATCATTGTTTGCTGAGATCTTAGCTACATCTAACAAACTATTGTTTGATATCTTCTTTGAGTTTTTCTCCAAATACTTAACAATGTCTTTTATTATATTATTTATATTTCTTACAACCTGCGTGGTATTGTTAGTTGGGATCAAATACTTACTACCTGCCTTGACAAACGCTTCAGCTAAAACAATAGCGGTAGTCGTCCCATCTCCAGCAGAATTAGCTGTGCGGTTAGAAGCTTCCTTCATTATTTGTATCGCTAAGTTTTCGACAGGGTCGTCTAAAAAAATACTACGGGCAACCGTAACTCCATCTTTAGTTACAGTCAATCCTCGTAATTGATCTGTGGTTTCTATAATTACAGTTTGACCGCGTGGGCCTAAAGTACTCTTGACTGCTTTTGAAATCTTTTCAATTCCTGACATTAATTTTTGTCTCGCATCAGAATCGAAATGTAAATGTTTGGGAATGTAGCCTTGCTTGCTCATTGTAATAAATTTAATTAGATAATTTCAAATATACAAATAATGACGCAAATGACAAACTGTATGACTCTTTTTATATATATATAATTTCTTTTACTACTATATATTTATATATATATATTTTTACTTTTAAGTCGTCATAGTCGTCATAAAATATATAAGTAATTGAAAATCAATAATTTACAAAATTTAAG